CTTCCGGCCCGGCCCGGATTTTTTATAGGGGGTGCGTCAAAAAAGCGCGGGAGGGGTGAAAAAGGGTGAAACTTTACGACGCGAAAGCGGTTGCACGGTTTTTGGACGTGTCCGAACGGCGCGTGCGGCAGTTGCGCGACGAAAAGGTGATCGCAGAGGCGCGCCCCGGCCTGTACGACTTGATCGACACGAACCACCGCTATATAAACTACCTCCGAAAACGGAACCCGGAGAGCGAAGAAACGATAGATTACAACACGGAGCGGGCAAAGCTGGTCCGGGCGAAGCGGAAAAATGAGGAATACGAATTGCAGTTGAAGGAAAGAACCCTGCATTCGGCGGAGGACATCGAAGCCGTTATGACCGATATGCTGGTAAACTTCAAATCCCGGCTGATGGCGATTCCCTCGAAGCTGGCCCCGGTCCTCTGCAAAAAGACGGACAAGGCAGAAATATTTGCCCTGCTGAAAGAGCATATAGACGAAGCCTTGATGGAACTTTCCGACTTCAAATCCACATTCGGGGAAAGGGTGGCAGACAATGAAAAAAGCGACGGTTGACCTGTTCACCCGGATTTTTTCAGTGCTGGCCCCTCCACCGGACATGACAATTTCACAATGGGCGGACGAATACCGCCGCCTTTCCTCTGAATCGTCGGCGGAGCCGGGGCGCTGGCGCACGTCAAAGGCCCCATACCAACGCGAGATCATGGACGCGGTTTGCGATATGCGGGTTCAAAAGGTCGTCATCATGTCGGCGGCGCAGATCGGGAAAACCGACGCGCTGATTTTGAACCCCATAGGCTACTATATGCACTACGACCCGTCGCCTATTATGGTCATGCAACCGACCATTCAAATGGCGGAGACGTTCAGCAAGGACCGCCTAACGCCGATGTTGCGGGACACGCCCGTTCTGCGGGATAAGGTGAACGACAAAAGCCGGAACAGCGGAAACACCATCTTGCAAAAGATATTCCCCGGCGGACACGTCACAATGGTTGGGGCAAATTCCCCTTCCTCCCTTGCCTCCCGCCCAATTCGGATTCTGCTTGCGGACGAAATAGATCGCTACCCGGCCACGGCTGGAAATGAGGGCGACCCCCTCTTGCTGGCCGGGAAGCGGCTTGCGACCTTCTGGAACAAGAAGGAAGTCTGCGTCAGTACGCCGACCATCAAGGAAACGTCACGGATTGCGGTTGAGTACGAACACAGCACACAAGAGGAATGGAACGTACCTTGCCCGGCGTGCGGGGCATACACCCCCCTTTTGTGGGCGAACATCATATTCGACAAAGACAAGCTGGACGACATCGGGTGCGTTTGCCCGGCGTGCGGCGTGGTTTCCAGCGAAACGGAATGGAAGGAGCAATTCGGGAAAGGGAAATTTGTTGCGGCCCACCCGGAAAGGAAGGTCCGGGGGTTTCACCTGAACGCCCTTGCCTCCCTCTTTGTGGAGTGGCGGGAAATCGTCGAAAAATTCCTGACCGCGAACGAAGAGAAGAAAAAAGGCAATATCGAACTTCTGAAAGCGTGGACAAATACCGAAATGGGCGAAACGTGGGAGGAAGAGGGCGAACAGATCGAAACGGACGACCTTTACAAGCGGCGGGAACGCTATAATTGCGAGGTCCCGGAAGAAGTGCTTGTGCTGACCGCGGGCGTGGACGTTCAGGACGACCGCTTTGAAGTGGAGGTTGTCGGTTGGGGCGTTGATAAAGAAAGCTGGGGTATCAAGTATCAAGCGATCTACGGAGACTTGAAGCTGAAACCTGTATGGGATGAACTGGACCGCTTTCTTTCGCAGACGTTCACGACGGCGGACGGGCGGCGGCTGAAAATCATTTGCGCCTGCGTGGATTCCGGCGGACACTTCACGACGCAGGTTTACCGATTCTGCAAAGAACGGACCGCCCGGCGCGTGTTCGCAATAAAGGGCAAAGGCGGCGCAGAAGTACCGTATTTCAACAGGCCGTCAACGGCAAATAATATCAAAGCCCCCCTTTTCACCGTGGGCGTTGACACTGGAAAGGCGCTATTGTATCAGCGGTTGGCGGTGCAGGAAGAGGGGCCGAATTATTGCCATTTCCCGCGGGAAAAGGACCGGGGGTACACACAAGAGTATTTCCGCGGCCTGACCGCCGAAAAAATGGTCATCACCTACAAAAAAGGAAAAGCACAATATGTCTGGACCCTGAAAGACGGGGGCTACAAGCGGAATGAGCCGCTTGACATTCGGAATTATGCGACTGTCGCGCTGGAAATTGCGAACCCAGTATTGAAGAAGCCGGAGCGGGAAGCGGCCCCGGTGCCGCAGAAGCGGCGCGGCAGACGGTCCACGGGAGGGATTTTGTAAATGGCTGGAATCAGTCTTGAAATTGCACGAAAGCACCTGTCCGCTTGGCTGGAAGCGGAATTGGAGGTCACGACACACCAGAGTTACACAATCGGTTCGCGGAGCCTGACAAAAGCGAACCTTGGGGAGATCAGACAGCAAATCGAATTTTGGAACAATGAAGTTGCGCGGCTGGAAACTATCGAGCGCCACGGCGGGCGGAACCGCGTTGTTCGGGCGGTGCCGCGGGACCTGTGAGAAGGGGGGCGTGAAGCAAAATGAACCTGTTTGACCGGGCGATTGCCGCGGTATCACCGCAAAGGGCGGTAAAGCGCGCCGCGGCCCGGCGAAAGCTGGAAATACTGGACAGCGGGTACAGCAATTACGGAGCGTCGCAAACCAAAAAATCGCTTTTAGGATGGCTGTACGGCGGCGGGTCTGCGAAAGAGGACATACAAGACAACCTTTCCGTTCTCCGGCAACGTTGCCGCGATCTCTACATGGGCGTTCCACTGGCAACGGGTGCGCTGAAAACGTGCCGGACAAATGTTGTCGGGTCCGGCCTCCGCCTGAAAAGTCAACTTGATTATGAGGTTTTGGGAATCGAGGAAGAGGCCGCGCGGGACCTTGAACGAAAGATCGAACGGGAATTTTCCTTGTGGGCGGATTCTACGGCGTGCGACCTCGAACGGCTGGACAACTTCTATGAACTGCAACAACTGGCGTTTCTGAATTGGCTAATGAGCGGAGACGTGATCGCAACCCTGCCAGTCACAAAGCGGACGAATTGCCCCTATGACCTCCGAATCTGCCTGATTGAAGCGGACAGGTTGAGTAACCCGAACGGGATAGTTGACCCGCATATTATCGGCGGCGTGGAAACCAACGACGCGGGCGAAGTTGTCGCATACCATATCAGCAAGCACCACCCTCTTTCCTACGAATTCACAGAAACAGGATGGACGCGGGTTGAAGCGTGGGGAGAAAAGACCGGGCGGCGGAACGTGCTTCACATTATGAACCGGGAGAGAATCGGACAGCGCCGCGGCGTGCCGTTCCTTGCCCCGGTAATCGAGGCGCTGAAACAATTAGGCCGCTACACAGACGCGGAACTTGTGGCCGCTGTGGTTTCCGGTATGTTCACGGTATTCATCGAAAAGGAATCCACGTCCAGCGACGGTGGATTTGGCGAAATCATACCGGAGGAAGCGCAGGTGGACGCGGGCGACGACAGCACGATTGAACTTGCCCCCGGCGCTATCGTGGATTTGAACGAAGGGGAAAAGGCCCACGACATGAACCCCGGCAGACCGAACACGGCCTTTGACGGGTTCGTGGTTTCCATTTGCCGACAGATCGGCGCGGCCCTTGAAATCCCCTATGAACTTCTGGTAAAGAACTTCAACGCGTCGTACAGCGCGTCCCGCGGGGCGCTGTTGGAGGCGTGGAAAATGTTCAGAATGTACCGGACATGGCTTGCAAACGACTTTTGCCAGCCGATTTATGAAGAGTGGTTCGCGGAAGCTGTGGCAAAGGGAAGAATCCCAGCGCCCGGCTTTTTTTCTGACCCGATGATTCGCAAGGCATACACGGGCGCGGAATGGAACGGGCCAGCGCAAGGGCTTTTGAACCCGGTGCAGGAAGTCACCGCGGCGGAAAAGCGAGTTCAAAACGGCTTTTCCACCCGCGACCGCGAGGCAATGGAAATGAACGGTTCTGACTTCTACCGGAACGCCGCACAGCTAAAGCGGGAAGAAAAAATGCTACGGGAGGTAAAAGAAAGTGGGACAGAAACAGGACAGCAGGCCACAGGCCCAGCCGAAAAATAAACACTTCTGGACGTTCCGGGCCGCGGCGGAGGAAAACGCCGCCCCGGAACTGATTCTATACGGCGACATTGCCTCTGAAACATGGTGGGGGGATGAAGTAACGCCCAGGCAGTTTACGGAGGAATTGGACGCGCTGGGAGCCGTCCCGGAAATCGTCGTAAGAATCAACAGCGGCGGTGGCGACGTGTTCGCCGCAAATGCCATTTATACCCGCCTGAAAGACAACGCGGCGAAGATCACCGTAAAAATCGACGGGTGGGCCGCGTCTGCGGCAACTATCGTCGCTATGGCAGGCGACGTGATCGAGATTCCGGGGAACGGCGTTTTCATGGTGCATGACCCGTCAATGGGGCTTTTGGGCTATTTCAACGAAGCCGACCTTGTGAAGCTGACCGACGAAATCAAGGTCATCAAGCAGTCTATCGTGAACGGGTATGCCCTGAAAACCGGGAAGCCCGCCGACGAAATCGCCTCTATCATGGCGGCGGAAACGTGGTATGACGGAAAACAGGCCGTCGAAGCCGGGTTCTGCGACAAGCTGATGTTCGAGGACGCGGAAACCACCGTTGAAAACGGGGCAAAGATTGTCGTGAACAGCGTTTCACTGGACCTGAACCGCTACCCAAACATGACCATATCGTTGTTAAACCGCCTGACGGCCCGCACGCCCGGCGGTTTTTCAAATACCATCACCCAAAACACACCAAAAAGGAGCGAAGAAAGTATGGACGGAATCAAGGACATCAAGACCGTGGATGGGCTGAAAGCGGCGTTCCCGGACCTGACAAAGCAGATCGAGGACGCGGCGGTGGACGCGGAGCGCAAGCGCATTCAGGACATCGAGGACGTGGCCCTTGCGGGGTTTGAAACCATCGTGAACGACGCGAAGTTCAAGAACCCCATTTCTGCGGGCGACGTGGCAAAGGCGATTGTCGCGGAGCAGAAGAAGCAGGGCGGCAAGTACATTCAGGACCGCGACGACGACGCGGTGAAGAGCGGCGCGGGCAAGGTTGGAGCCGGAGGCCAGCGCGAGGGCATGGGCGGCGACGATGGCGCGGACGACGTAGACGCGGCCATTGACAAGCTGTTCCCCGAAACGAAGTAAGGAGGAAGAAATCATGTATCAGATTCAGAGCGACCAGACAAGCCCGGTGAATTTCTTTGCGGGCGATTATCCCGTTGCAACTGCGGTTCGAGAGGTTGCCAGCGGAAAGACCGTCAAGAAATATGACCCCGTGAAGCTGACCGACGGGAAGGTTGAACCCGTCGTCAAGGTGGAAGCGTCCGCGGCGGACAGCGGAAGCACGACCCCGGCAAAGACGGAGTATGAGAACACCACCGCGGGGATTTACGGTATCGCCGCCGACGATGCCGCCGCCGGGGAAGAAGTCGTGGTGTACCTGACGGGCGAATTTTTCGCGGACGCAATCAATCTCCCGGACAGCGTAACCGTGGACACCCTGACAACGGCGTTCCGCAATATCGGAATCTTTTTGAAGTAAAGGAGAGGAAACGCAATGGCTATCGAGACAACAATCTACACCCCCCGCACGCTGGGGAAGCTGGTCCGGCGTATGCCCCCGGTGCATACGTTTTTCCGCGACACCTTTTTCAAGAACCGGCAGACGTTCAACACGAAGAGCGTTGACGTGGACTTCAAGAAGGGGTCCCGCGCCCTCGCGCCCTTTGTCCACCCGAAGGTGGGCGGAAAAACCATTCTGAACACGGGCTATCAGACAAAGACCTACACTCCCGTTCTGCTGGCCCCGAACAAGATTACCACCGTTGACGACCTGTTAGAGCGGGCCGCGGGCGAGGACCCGTACAGCGGGAGAAAGCCCGCAGAACGCGCCGTGGAGAAGCTGGCGGAGGATTTGCGGGAACTGAACGAAATGATCGTGCGCCGGGAAGAGTGGATGGCGGCAACCGCGATCTTTACCGGGCAGATTCCCATTGTCGGTGAGGGCGTGAACGAAGTGATCGACTTTAGTTTCACCAACAAAGAAACCATCGTCACGGCGGAAAAGAAGTGGGACAACGCGCAGAGCGACCCGCTGGCCGATATTGAACGCTGGCACGAAATCGTACAGCGGGAAGGTTTCGTGAACTGCAATATCTGCATTATGGCGAAGGACGTTGCAACGGCGTTTGTCAACCATGCGAAGGTCAAAGAGGTTTTGGACGTAAAAGCCTATGATCTCGCGGTTATCCGGCCCCGCCTGCTTCCCAACGGCGTAACCTACGTCGGCACAATTCACAAGCTGGGCTTGGACATCTACCAGTACAACGAATGGTATTTGGACGACTGGACGGAGCCGGAGGCCCCGGAGAACAAGCCCCTTGTCCCGGAAAAGACGCTGGCCCTTATGTCCACAGAGGCGGACTACTCCATTTACTACGGCGCAATCACCATGATTCCCGAAGAGGGCAAAGCCTTTGTCACCGTGGAGGGCGACAAGGTGCCGCAGACATGGGTTGAGCGCCGCCCCGACCGACGCTTCCTGCAAATCAACAGCAAGCCGCTTACCGTCCCCCATGAGGTCAATAGCTGGTACGTGGCGCAGGTGCTGTAATGAACTTCAAAGATCAGGTGGAGCGGGACTTGACGGCAGTATTCCACAACAGCCGGGAACACGCCGACGTTGTGGAGTTCTGGATTGACGGAATCCGCTACAAGGGGCCTATCATCATTGACGACGGGGGCGCGCAAGACCGGAAAAAGCCGTCTACGGACCACGTAGACGGCTTGGTTCTTGTCGATCTTGTGGTTTACGCCCCTCTTTCCCTGCTGAAACGAATTCCTCGAAAAGGGGTGAATATGGAGATCGGGGACCATATTTACCAGATCACAAAGGTTCACCCGGAGGCCGGGGAAGTCGTGCTTTATTTGGAGATGTTGACCGAATGATTCAAATAACCGCGGAACAGATCGAGCGGGTGAACCTGATTCTTTCCAGCGTGCCGAAAGGCGCGGAAAAAGCAATTTCAAATGTTATCCGCAGGGCGAACAGCACCGTTCGGACGGAAGCCCTGGAAGGAATAACGAGCGTCTATGCGATTTCCCGGCAGAACGTCCGGGCGGAAAGCACAATCAAGGTTCGGACCCAGCAGACCGACGGCGGAGTTGTGGGGACGGTTTCGTTCGCAGGGTACAAAATCCCGCTTTACCGTTTCAACGTGTCCCCCACCCTGCCCGTTCAGCGCGCGACCGTTTCGGCGGCGGTGCTGAATGAGAGCGGACGGACCCCGTTTGCACACGCTTTCATTGCAAAAATGAAGAGCGGACACACGGGAATGTTTGAGAGGGACGGGACAAGCCGCCTGCCTATCACCGAATTCATGGGACCGTCCGCCGCGCAGATGGCGGGAAACAGCGTCGTTGTGGAGCAGGTGGAGGAAAAGGCGCAGGAAGTTGTAAACAAGCGGCTTGAACACGAAATCACCCGAATTCTGAACGGCTACGGAGGGTAAGCAATGACACCTTTAGACCTTTTGGACGCGCTGGAAGCGTTCGTAAAGCGGGAGACAAAGGACATTCTTTTGCCTGTCCGGGTTGACCGAAAGAGCGGTGAGCAGAAGGAACGGGCCGCGGAGGTTTACAAAATGCGCCTGCCAAACAAGACGGCAGAGACACAGCAAATTCCATACCTGCTGTTGCAGTACATCAAAAGCACGGACACGCAAGAGCCGGGACAGCAGGCGGAATGTGAATGTATGGTGCGCATTGTAGCGGCCACGTATTCGGAGGATGGAAGCGAGGGCGCAACGTGCGTCCTGAATCTGTTGAACCGGATTCGGATTGCCCTTCTGAAAGACAACGTAATTGCAGAACGGTATATGCTGAAACTTCCGCTTGAAATGATCGTTTACCCGGACAGCACAGCCCCTTATTACTTGGGGGAAATGATGACAATTTGGGACATTCCCATTGTTGAAAGTGAGGTTCAAAAGCTATGGCAGTAGAATTCAAGGCCAGTATGACAAAGGCCGAATTGCTGAAAATCGCCGCAGAAAACGGCGTGACGGCTGACGACAGCATGACAAAAACGGCGATTCTCGACGCGCTGGAAGCCCACAACGCCGCAGAAGCCGCCGGAGCAGGCACAGAGCCGCCCGCAGATGGAACGGGCGGGAACGGGCCGGAAGCCGCCGCGGATGGCGCAGAGAGCGCACAGGACGGCGCGGAGAACGCCGGAGCGGGTGAAGATACCCCCGGCGCTGAAAACGGCGCAGAGAGCGCGCAGAAGGAGCCGGAGGGGTACGACCTGTTCATTTACGCCGGACCGACCCTTCCGAAAGGCAGATTGCGGGAAAACGCCGTGTTCAACGGGCGGTTTTCGGACGTGATTTCCTATCTGGCGGACGTGGTGAAGGATTACCCCCTTGTGGAAAAGCTGATTGTCCCCGTGAAGAAGTACGCCGCGTTTTCCGTGAAGGTGAAAACGCCCGGCAATCTCGCACACAAGTATTACAGCGACATTGTTTCTACAATGCGCGGAAACAGGGAGGTTTAACCAATGGCAGAGTATTTTCATGGCGTATCGACGCGGCAGGTTGACACGTCCGTTTCTACCCCTGTAACGGCGGATTCCGGCCTTGCCTTTGTTGTAGGCGCGGCACCCGCGCATACCGTGGGCGGAGCCGTGAACGACCCGATCATGTGCCAGAGTTACGCGGAGGCCGTGGCCGCGTTCGGTTACAGCGACGATTGGGAGAAATACCCGATTTGCGAAGCGATCTACGCACAATTCAAGCTGTACGGCGTGTCCCCGGTGGTTTTCGTGAACGTTCTGGACCCGGAGAAGCATAAAAAGACCGTTTCGGAACAGCAGTACCAACTGACCGACGGAAAGGTTCTGCTTCCTCTGGAAGCCCTGAAAGACACGGTGCAGGTCACTTCTTACACCGTGGGAGAGGATTTCGACCTGTTCTACGAGGGCGAAAACCTGATTCTTGAGGTGCTGGACGGCGGGAGCATTCCGGCAGAGACGGGAGAACTGACGATCACGTTCGACGAAGTGGACCCCTCGAAGATTACTGAAAAAGATATCATCGGCGGGTTTGACGCGAACACGAAGAAGTATTCCGGCCTTGAACTGATTGACAAGGTTTTCCCGAAATACGGAATCGTGTGCGACCTGATTCTTGCGCCGGGCTGGTCCCACAAATCCACTGTTGCCGCAATTATGAAGGCGAAGGCGGAGGCGATCAACACCGTGTTTACGGGCGCAAAGGCCCTGATTGACGTTGACACTACGGAGGTCACGTACTATTCGGACGCTACGGAGTGGAAGAAAGAGCAGAACATGAACGACAAGGCGGAAATTCTGTGCTGGCCGATGTTCGGGCTTGGCGACTACATCTTCCACGCGTCGGTCCACGCCGCGGGCCTGATGGCGGCGACCGATTCGGACAACGGAGGTTGCCCGGCGGAAAGCCCGTCCAACAAAACCTTGCAGATCGACCGGGCGTGCCTCGCGGACGGAACAACCGTTCTGCTGGACCTGAATCAAGCAAACTACCTGAACAGCAACGGCATTGTAACCGCGCTGAACTTCATTGGCGGGTATGTGCTGTGGGGCAATGAAACTGCCTGCTATCCGGCGGACACGGACGTAAAGAACTATTTTATTTCCGTCTCCCGGATGTTCGGTTGGGTTGCTAATTCGCTGGTCCTTTCCTACTGGAACAAGATCGACAAGAAAATGACCCGCCGCCTGATTGACAGCATTGTTGATTCGGTCAATATCTGGCTGAACGGCCTTGTCAATGAGGAAAAACTGCTGGGCGGGCGCGTGGAGTTTCTGGAAGAGGAAAACAGCCAAACCGCGCTTATGGCGGGAAAGGCTGTTTTCCACATCTATCTGACCCCGCCCAGCCCGATGAAGGAATGCGAATTCGTGTTGGAGTACGACGCGGAATACGTTTCGTCTGCGCTGGCGGCGCAAGGAGGTAACAGGAAATGAAAGTTGACAACGGCACAACCAACTTTGCCGTGTATGAGGACGCAACGGAGTTTTACGGGATGGCGGAAGTCACGCTTCCTGAAATTACGCAGATCACGGAAGAGGTCAAGGGCGCGGGCATTTCTGGCGCGTTCAACGGCGCTTTCGTCGGCCACATCGAGGCAATGACGCTGACCCTGAATTTCCGGTCCGTCACGGCGGACGCGGTAAAGCTGGCGGAGCCGCGCAATCACCAGCTTGATTTGCGCGCCGCACAGCAGTATTGGGACAACACCGCCGGAAAATTCGTCCAGCAGGCCGTTAAGCACGTGCTTATGGTCACGCCGACGAAGTTTGCCCCCGGCAAGCTGGCCCCCGCCGCGTCCGCGGAAGCGTCCGGGGAATATGCGGCAACCTATTTCGCAACCTACATCGACGGGAAAAAGGTTCTTGAAATTGACATTATCAATTTCATTTACTACGTCAACGGGACCGACTATCTGGCCGACGTGCGAAAAGCACTCGGCAAGGCATAAGCCCGGCGGGGTTCTCCCCGCTGGGCTTTCTTATGCCCTTCTCTGCATTTGAAATTTGAAATAAAGAACCGGAGGAATCGAACATGAGTGACAACCTGAAAAACACCCTCGCAGAGGGGGCGGAGCAGGCCGCAGGCGCGCCGGAAGCCGTGAGCAATGAAACTACCCCGGCGGAGCAGAAAAAGCCCGTACAGGCTGACACGGGCGTTTATACGCACGTGTTCAAGAGGCCGTTTGAGTATGCCGGAAAGACCTATACCGAACTGACGTTCAATTTTGAGCGCATGACGGGCCGCGACATGGTGGCGATTGAGGACGAAATGCAGATGAACAACGAATACGCCCTTGCGCCTGAAATCTCCCGGAGTTTTCAAGCGAAGATGGCGGCAAAGGCCGCGGGTATCGGAAGCGACGTTCTCGACGCTATGCCCTTAAAGGACTTCAACAAGATCACGAACGCGGCAAGAAGTTTTTTAATCGACACGGGCTATTAAAAGGCCCGGCCCGCTGGTGGCGGCGGGAGTGCTTCAAACTGGCGCAGGCCACGTTTACACCCGTGAATTTCTGGCTTGATATGAACACAGCAGAGATCACGGCGTGGATTCGGGAGATTAACGCCGTCACCGCGGAGCAAAGAAAAAAGTAAGAGGGGCGGAACCGCGGCGCGGTCCTCCCCTCTTACGAATTATGGTTCAGCGTCGAGCATGGAATAAAAATCTTCTTCCGAAATGATCTTCACGTTCCGCCCCTTCTTTTGCAATTCGGCGGCTTTTTGAACTTTCCGAGACGCAACACCGCCGTTCATTTCAGACCATTCCTGAAAGCCCAAAACAAGAAAATCCATCGTATTTACCGGGCTGTCGGACGTGAGGCCGCCGCGCTTGCGGATTTCAAATAATGCTTCCGCCCGTTCCATGCGGGACAAATCCCCGGTGATGACAAACATCTTGTCGCGGAACGCGCTTTTTTGAAGCGCATTTAGACGGGCGGCGGCGGTATCCGGTAAACTTCCAGCGCGTTTTGCGAGTTTATACGCCGCAAAAGCACATCGACCAGAGCCAATGCCCCAAAAGAAACCACCCAGCGTCAAGAAAACGTCCGATTCGGACAGGCCGGAAGAATGAAACGCTTCCGCAAATACGGAAATTTCGGAAGTAAGTTCACCGGAAGAAGAATTTACCCCGAACATACTTGCAAAAGTTCGAGCGGGTTTATACATTTCCGGCCCGACTTCTTGCCAATAGGAAACCTCATTGAACATTGCATAACCCCCTTTTGATTTTTGTTGTGCTAATGTTCAGAGAAATTCTAATCTTTAGCACAGTTCAATTAAAATACAAAAAATGCGAAAAGTCAAGGGAGGGAGGCGGTGCGGCTTGGCAGGACGAAAGGAATATGAACTTCTCTTCAAACTACAAGCGGCGCTGGGCGGCAATTTCAACGCGGTGTTCCGAGCCGCTACAAATGCGGTCAAGGAACAGCAAAACGCCCTTTCAAGGCTGAATTCTGTTGTAGGGAAAATCGACGCATACAGGAAGCAGGAAAGCGCCCTTGAATCGAACCGTCAAAAGCTGGAACGGCTGACCGCGGAGCACGAGCGGTTACAAAGGGAGATCAGCGAAACGGAAGAGCCGACCGACGAATTACGGGAAAAGCTGGCCCGGAACGAACGGCAGATTGCGCAGACCACCACGCGGATTGAACAGCAGGAAAGCCGCCTGCAATCGCTGGGCGCTGAACTGTCCGACGCGGGCGTGAACACGGCCAATTTGAGCGAAGAGAACGAGCGGTTACGCAGAACCTATGACCGACTGCGGGAAAGTCAAGAGGAATTGGCGCGGGTCAATTCCACGCTTGAAAAGAATTCCGCCGCGATCTCCGCGACAAAGGGCCAGTTGGCGGCCATTACAGGGACGGCGGCGGCGCTGGGCGCGGCGGTTTACGCCGGGCCTGTTCAAGCGTCGATGGATTTTGAATCCGCAATGTCGGACGTGGCAAAGGTTGTTGACGGGCTGAAAGACAGTGGAACAGGAGAATTTACGCAGGAATATTACAATATGCGTGACGCGCTCTTGGACCTGTCAGCAAAAATCCCGATGACGGCAAAGGAACTGACGGAAATTGCGGCGGCGGCTGGTTCGGCTGGCATTGCCAGAGAGGAAATCACCCGTTTTGCGGAGGACGCGGCCAAAATGGGCGTTGCGTTCGACATTTCCGCAGATCAGGCGGGCGAATGGATGGCAAAATGGCGAACGTCGTTCGGCATGACGCAGGACGAAGTTATTTCGCTGTCCGATAAGATCAACTACCTTTCCAACACGACCGCGGCAAACGCGGAACAGATTTCAACCATCGTCACGAAGATTGGACCGCTGGGAGAAGTTGCGGGCTTTGCAAGCGGAGAGATCGCCGCAATGGGCGCGGCCCTTGTCGCGGTCGGCGTAAATGAGGACGTGGCCGCAACCGGAATTAAAAAGGTTATGACGACCATGACCGCGGGAAGCGCCGTGACCACCAGGCAACAGAACGTTCTAAACAAGCTGGGGATTTCCGCGACAGACCTTGCGAACCGAATGCAGGTGGACGCGAAGGGCGCAATTCTGGACTTCATCGACGCTGTAAAGCAGTTGCCGGAGGCGGAACGGGTTGCGGCCCTGAAAGATTATTTCGGTGAAGAATCTGTGGCCGCAATCGCGCCGCTGATTCAAAACGTCGAACTGCTGGAAGATTCCTTCAACAAGGTTGGAGACGCGGCGCAATACGCCGGAAGCATGGAATCGGAGTACGCGGCCCGCGCGGACACCACAGCGAACAAAGTACAGCTTGCGAAGAACAGTCTTTCAAAGCTGGCAATCGTGATCGGTGACGCGTTCCTTCCGCTTGTGTCGGAGGGCGCGGAAAAGTTGTCCGAATTGGTCATCAAACTTTCTGACTTTGCGGCGGAAAACCCGGAGTTGGTGCGGACCATTGCAAAAGTGACCGCCGGACTGCTGGCGTTCAAAGCCACGGCAACCGTTACGAAGCTGGGATTCCTTGAACTGAAAGGCGGGGTTCTGACCATTCAAAAGGTTATGGCCCTATTCAAAGGACGGACGGCGGTTGCTGGTGCGGAGGCCGTGGGGTTTGCAAGCAAGGTCAAAGGCATTGCAAGAAGCGTGACCGGGTATTTCGGTGGAATCGGAAGCGCCGCGGGCGGCGTAGGCCGCGCGTTCGGGCAGATGTTCGCCGGAACAAGGGTCGGAAACCTGTTTTCCGGGATTACCGGAGCCGCGGGCGGCGTGTTCTCCCGTATGTTTTCAAGCGTGGGAGGACTGGCGACGCGGGCGTTCACCGGAGTTGCGGGGACCATTACCGGAATTTTGGGGCGGGCCGGGGCCGTAGTAGCTGCGGGACCGCTTGGAAAGATCGGAAGCGTGGTTGCAAAGGGATTCGGGAAGCTGTCAACCCTGTTCGGGCCGCTTCAAAAGCTGGGCGGGGCCATTTTGGGACCGTTCAGCGGAATCCTTGGAAAGATTCTGCCCGTGGTGGGCGTTGTTATGCTGATTGTTTCGGCGGTGCAAATCCTCCGGGACAATCTGGACAAAGTGCGTGAAGTGATCGGGCGGGTATTTGGGGAAGCCGGGCTGGTTGTCTTTGACAAGGTGGTTGCGGCGATCTCGAATATCGGGAACACCATCAAGAATATCTTCACGGACGGAAATTTGGGCGGCGCGCGGGACTTCCTGATTAACCTATTCGGGGAGGAAGCAACGGGGGCCATTGACGGGGCGATCACAGTTATTCAAACTGTGTGGAATATCCTTTCGGGGTTCATCGAGTTTGTGAACACCTACGTCCGCCCGATTGTGGAACAACTATTCAATTTCATTGTTCAAACCGTTTTGCCGCAGATCGCGCAGGCGTTCGCGGAGTGGGCACCGACTATCGCTTCCGTTCTGCAAGGGCTGGCAACAGTCGTTTCCACCATTGCAACGGCGATTATGTCGGTGATTCAATTCCTTATGCCAACCATTCAGAACATCATAAGCGTTGCGTTACAGACCATTCAAGGGGTTGTGTCCGGGGCGCTTACCGCAATCAAAGGAATTGTGGACGTGTTCGCGGGCATTTTCACCGGAGATTGGACCCGTGTTTGGGAAGGCGTAAAAGGAATATTCAGCGGCGTTTGGAATTCGCTGAAAAGCATTGCAAGCGGCGCACTGAACGGAATTATCGGCCTTGTGAACGGCGTGATCTCCGGCCTGAACAAGCTGAAAATTCCTGATTGGGTCCCCGGAATCGGAGGAAAGGGAATCAATATCCCGTTGCTTCCGACCTTTGCAAAAGGCACGAAGAACACGCCTGACACGTTCATAGCGGGCGAAGCTGGCGCGGAACTTGTGACCAATGCACGGAACCGGACCGTTTTCAATGCGGCGGAGACGGGAAGCATTTTCCGAAACCTCGCAAACGCGGTAAACACCATTCGGGCGGGCATAAGCGTTCCGGCCCTGCAAATGGCCTATGCGGGCGCGACGGCCCCCAGCGTGTCGGCCCCGTCGGTGACGGCTGGCGCGCGGCAATCGTCGGTTGTAATCCACAGCGCGCCCGTTTTCCACGTGGGAAGCGACGCGCAGGCGGAGGACATCGAAGAAATGTTGCGCAGGCACGACGAAGAGTTGCTGGACCAGATCGACGAACGGCAACGGCAACAGGAGGATGACGAAAGGCGGCGGAATTATGACTAAATACACCACCATAGCCGGGGATATGTGGGACGGAATCGCCTATAAGACACTGGGCGACGAAGCGTACACGGACAAGCTGATGAAGCAGAACCCGGAATACCGCCGCCTTTTCCTCTTCCCCGCCGGAATCGTGCTGACCATACCGGACCCAGACGAAAAGGTTTCGGCGGAGTTGCCGCCGTGGAAGAGGGGGACGGCATGAACGCGCGAAGAACTGTTATCCGCCTAACCTTTGAGGGTGTGGACATATCGGCAGACATCAACAGGAATCTTCTTTCGATGACCTACACGGACAACGAAGAGGATAAAACAGATGATTTACAACTATCCCTTGACGACCGGGAGGGCGTATGGCTGGGAAACTGGCTGAATACGCCCTCCGCGTCAAAGGGCGCGGAAATCTCCGCCGTGATCGTTCAAAAGAACTGGGAATCCGACGGAAAGGACCGGGTTCTTGACTGCGGCGTGTTTGAAATAGACACTGTGGACGGGTCCGGCCCACCCGCAAAAGCGACGATCAAGGCAGGGTCAATCCCCTATTCCTCCACCATACGGACGCAGAAAAAGACGAAAGCGTGGGAGAACTACACCCTTTCCGGTATTGCAAATGAGATCGCGGGGACGAACGGCCTTACCTGTATGTTTGAATCCGCGTCAAATCCGTTCTACCCCCGGAAAGAGCAAATGCAGGAATCCGACATCACGTTTTTACAGCGTCTTTGCAAGGCCGCTGGAATCTCGCTGAAAGTCACGGCAAAAATTATCGTGCTTTTCGACGCGGCGGACTATGAGCAGAAAGACGCGGTGCGGACCATCCAACGCGGGGGCGCGGACGTGGGAAACTGGTCATTTTCAACCAGCTTGCATGACGCGTCTTACAGCAAATGCCACGTGTCCTATACGGACCCGAACACCGGAACGACGATTGAATATACCTACACCCCGCGGGACGCGGACGAAAGCGGACAGGTCCTTGAAGTCAACGAAAAGGTTTCCACCCGCGAAGAGGCCCGGCAACTGGCAATGAAGCGGTTGCGGCAGAAGAACAAGGGTGAATTCAAAGCGTCGTTCAAACTGGCCGGGGACTTGCGCCTTGTAGCTGGGGTTACGGTGCAGGTTGCGGGGTACGGCGCGTTCGATGGGAAATACATCATCGAAACGGCAACGCACAGCATTTCGCGGAGCGGATACAAAACCGACGTGACCTTGCGGCGGGTTTTGGAGGGCTACTAATGAGCGAATTATCAGTTTTGAAAAATATTGTGCGGACGGGTTGGGTTTCCTCCGTCAATGAGGCGGAGCGAACCGCACGCGTCACATTTCGGGACAAGGGGCAAGAGCCGATTGTCTCCGGGAATTTGAAGGTGCTGAAAAACCCACCCTTCATTCCGGCCAAAAACGCCCCGCAGAGGACGGAAGAAGAAAGCGGCGGGGGCGGAGACGCGGCCTTTGCCTCCCACAGTCACGCCGTCATAATCAAACCGTGGCTACCGTCTCCGGGCGATTATGTGCTTTGTATCTACCTTCCGACGGATGACGGCGACGGGTTCGTGATCGGGGGTATTTAATCTATGGCGACGATTGGAAACTGGGGAGACTTTACCTTTTACGTTTCCCGGTCCTCGATCAAAACATTTGACGACCTGAAATGGGATAGTTCGGTGAAGTATGCCACACATGAAAGACACCTGAAGGAGCCACTTTTGGAGTTTACCGGGCAGGGCGTGGAAAGTATGACCTTTACCATGTTCTTTTCCGCCTTTTTGGGCGTGAACCCGATTTCAGAGGTTGCGAACCTGCTTCAAACCATGCGAAGGGGCGAAGCCCATTACTTGATTATCGGGCCGAAAGCCTACGGGACGAACAAGTGGGTTATCACGAAACTTTCAAATTCCTTGAAGCGGTATGACAGGTGGGGAAACCTGCTTGTCGCGTCGGTCAATGTCACCATGCAATCATATTCCAGCAGATAGGAGGGGCGGAACATGGCCTATACAGTAAAAGCGTTCGCCCTTGAAGCGGTCAACCTTGCGCCGGAAAGCACGCTTGAAGAGATTTTGCAGAACGTGGCGGTCATCATATCAACGCCGAAATTCTCCGTCCCTCTGGAAAGGGGGATGGGGCTGTCGCAACGCTTTATTGACAAGCCGATTCCGGCGGCACAATCTATCCTAATTTCGGAGGTCATGGAGGCAATCAGCGCGTTTGAGCCGCGGGCGGAGGTTGAAAACGTGACCTTTGAACTGGGGGACACGCCGGGGTCAATGATTCCAGTTGTGGAGGTGAATATCATTGCCGACGAATAGGAGTTACCCGGACATTTCCTTTGTGGAGACGGACACGGAAACCATTGCAAACGCCCTGATTCGAGGGTATGAGACGTTCACGGGCCGCACGCTGTACCCGGCGGACCCGGCGCGCCTATTCATTTTGTGGGTGGCCGATATTATCGTTCAAGAGCGGGTCAATATTGACTTTTCGGCCAAACAGAACGTGCCGCGGTATGCAGAGGGCGAATATCTGGATTCCCTTGCGGAACTGTTCAAGGACACTTACCGATTGGAGCCGGAAAAGGCGCGAACGACTTTGCGCTATACCCTGTCAATCGCACTGGACGGGCCGACGACCATTCCGGCGGGAACCCGCGCCACACCGGACGGGGAAATTGTGTTTGCCACGACGGAGGACCTGACGATTCCAGCGGGCAAGCTGTCCGGCGACGTGGAAGCGGAGTGCGCACAGGCCGGAGAAATTGGAAACGGGTTCATTCCGGGGCAGATCAAACAACCCATTGACGTTTTCCCCTACTTTCAAAGCGTGGCAAACACCACAGAGAGCGAGGGAGGAGCCGACGAAGAGAACGACGCGGCGTTCTATGAGCGTATGCGGGAGAGCGTCGAAACATTTTCCACCGCGGGACCGCTGGGCGGCTATGAATACTACGCAAAATCCGCGTCGGCCCTGATTGCAGACGTGAAAGCGACTTCCCCGGAGCCGGGGAAAGTAGACGTGCGGGTTCTGCTGGTGGGCGGCGCATTACCGGAAAAAGAAATGCTGGACACCGTAGCGGGCATTTTGAGCGCCGACAATGTGCGGCCATTGACCGACTATGTAACCGTTCAAGCGCCGGAAACGGTGGAATATGACATCGACGTGACCTACTACACGCAAGAGGGCGGCGCGCTGTCCGATGAAGTGATTTCGGAGAACGTAGCCGCGGCGGTGCAGAAGTTCAAAACGTGGCAGGCCGAACGCATGGGGCGGGACGTGAACCCGTCCTATTTGATTCAACTGCTGATGGAAGCCGGGGTGAAGCGCGTTGAAGTGCGGTCCCCGGCCTTTACCACCGTTGCAGACAACGCCGTTGCGCAGATCGGGGAAACCTCGATTGTGAACGGGGGTGCGGAGAGTGAATGACAATGACCTGTATTCGGTGGACTTTACCCGCGCCCTCCCCCCTGTCCTGAAAAACGACCCGAATATGCTTGCCATTGCAACGGTGATCGCGGAGCAGTTGCAGGCGACGGCACAGCAGATCAGGAAAAATATCATTTACGCCCGGATTGACGAACTGGAAGAACCGATTCTTGATATTCTGGCCTATGACCTTCACGTGGATTGGTACGATTATTCCTATCCGCTGGAAGTGAAGCGGCAGACCATCAAAGACAGCGTGAAAATTCACCGGAAGTTGGGGACAAAATACGCCGTCGAAACCGCGCTGGGGGCCGTGTACCCCGGAACGAAGGTCAAGGAATGGTTCGAGTACGGCGGGAAGCCGTATATGTTCAAAGTCATCATAGGCGCGACAGATTCGGGCGTTTCGGCGGACCGGCAGGCGGCGGTTTTGGAGCGGGTGCGCTTTTATAAAAACCTCCGGTCCCATTTGGAGGCGATCAGCTACCAGATCGAGAAGCGGGCAACCGTTTTCGCCGCGGCGGTGCATTCCGTGGGCGTGCGGCTTGAAGTGTTCCCGTATCTTGCGGAGGACATCGAGGAAGAAGCCCGCGTGCAGGCCGGAGCCGCCCACACGTTCGGGGTGCGCGTGGATATTTACCCGCACGTCTACCGGAAAATGAACACCGAATGGCGCGTACAGTGCGCCGGGTACATTCAGCAGACGGGGAAACTTGAAATCTTCCCACAAAATAGAACGGAGGCGTAACAATGGCAGAAATCGAAAATACATACGGAAGCATTGTGACCGACGTAGGCGTTCAGCTTATCACACAAGCTGTCATGGAGGGCCAGAAGGTCAATATTGTAAAGCTGGCCGTCGGTGACGGCGGCGGAAGCTATTACAAGCCGGATTCCACCATGACCGCGCTAAAGGGGGAAAAATGGCGCGGGGACGTGACCCGCGTTGAGGTCAACGAACAATCCCCGAATATGATTGACATTGTGGCTGTGGTCCCCTCCGACGTGGGCGGGTGGACTATTCGGGAAATGGGCGTGTTCGACGATGACGCGGAGGGGCCGCACATGATCGCCGTATGCAACACACCGGACACGGAAAAAGTCATCATCACCAGCGGAGCCGCCGGGGAAATCGAACTGACTATGCACATCGAGGTTTCCAACACGGGCGCGATCTCTTTTGTCATCGACCCAAACGTGGTTACGGCCACAAAGAAGGACATTGAAACCCACAATGCTTCCGCCGCGGCCCACAAAACGGAGTTTGACAAGAAAGCGGATGTTACCGACCTAAATTCCCACGTCAACAACAGCGATATTCACGTGAACCCCACCACAATGGGGAACTACGACACCGCAATTTCTGGCCTGATTGACCACACGGAGGACACGGACATTCACACCACGGCAGAGGAAAAGGCCGGGTGGAGCGCGGGCGCGGAGCAGGCGGCGCAGGCCGCGGCGGACGCGGCGGAGGCGCTGGCCGCGATTGCAGGGCTGGAAAGCCGCGTTTCCCGCGTGGAAGATGGCCTGTTCGAGAATATCACCGGAAACCCGTACCTTGTGCAATTTGATTCCCTTGAAGGGGTTGTAATGACAAAGGGCATTTGGAACGCGGAACGGAACCGCATTGAATGTTGACGGAATTTGCGTGTACCCGGCGGGAACTGTCCTGTATTCTTGGAAACCTGTTTGTGGAGATCGAACCGCCCTGCGAGGCGTGCGCCTCTGACGCTGACGAACTGACGATCAGCGGGCGGACGTACACCGGAGCGCGGGCGGTTCTGACTGTCACAGAATGGGGATTCCGGTTCGAGGGGGACCCGGCGGAGATTGAGAAAATCCGGGAAAGGCGGTGCTTACTGCGTGGCAGATGAAAAAGAGTTCGTCATCATTGTAAAGGCAAAGGATTTAGTCAAGCACACGTTCAAGATGGCGACCGCGAAGCGGTTTCCGAATAAATACCGATTCACGATAGCGAACCGGGTTTGCGATCTTGTGCTTGACATCTTCCAGCACGTGCAAGAGGCGAACGAACTTGATATTTCCGACCCACAGGAATTCCGGGAACGGCAGTACGAACAGAAAAAGGCGTTGACGGAGTGCAAAACCGCCCTGTTTCTGGTGGAGCTTTCCCACGAATGCAAGCGGATTTCCGCGGAGCAATGCGCCACATGGTCAAATTATATCCTTGACGTAAAGCGCATGACGGCGAAGTGGAAGAAGCAGGATCGGGAGCGGTTCGCCGCCCTGCAACAGAAAAGAGGGAACGCGCCGCGGCGGTGATCGCCGGGGCGTTTTTCTTGGGGTACGGCTTGTAGCGTCCAACTCTTACAACGTCCGCAACGTCAATTCCTCCGGCGCTTTGAACTGGAACAATGCGTACAACGGCAACAGGGGCGTTCGCCCGCTCTGGTGGAACACCGCGAAATGAGTAAGCCGAACGGCTGAAAACAGAGGACCACCATCAAAGGAAGCCGTATCCCTCCGTCGTGGTGACAGCATGACGGTAAATACAAGATTGGTGAAGCAAGGCCCGCGGGAACCAGCTTCCGCCCCACCGCGGGCGCGTGGTGGGGTCCGATGATGAAGCATTGCGACGGCAGGCGCGGCGCGTCTGCGACCGCCGCAAGGCGGATTCTATACACGGCAAGGAGCAATTTTTTATTATGCAACAAACCCAATTCGAGCGGGTCCATGATTTCGGGAACCTATACGCGGGGTTTCTAAAAGCCCGCCGGGGCAAGAGGGGAAAGCCCAGCGTGGCGAAGTTTGAAGCTAACCTGTTGGAAGCCCTCTGCCTGCTGTCAATCATGCTGAAAAACAAGACGTACACCGTGTCGGACTATTTCGTTTTCCGGGTGTATGAGCCGAAAGAACGTATTGTAATGACAAACGCGTTCAAGGACAAGGTTGTTCAGCACTCTTTATGCGACAATGTTTTAGAGCCTGCATTTTCCCGGACCTTTATCCGCGACAACTACGCGTCGCAAGAGGGCCGCGGGACCCATGACGGACTGTATAGACTGGAAGAGTTTATGCGGTCCTATTATTTTGAGCGGAAAGCGCGGGAGGAACAACGGTGCCGGGAGGAGGGGTTGCCGCGGCCCGACCCGCGCGCCGCCCATTATGCGGACGGCTGGGTTCTGAAATGCGACATCACAAAGTATTTCTACTCGATTCAGCATGAACAGCTGAAACGCATGGTGCGTCAATTTATCCACGACCGGGACGTTCTGTGGCTGGTTGACATGATAATTGACAGCACCGAAAACCCCGGAATTCCCATTGGGAACCAGACTTCACAATGGTTCGCGGTCATGTACCTTTCGGGACTTGACCATTTCATAAAAGAAAAGCTGGGAATCCGGTATTACGGAAGATATATGGACGACTTCTATTTAATCCATGAGGACAAGGAATATTTGCAGTATTGCCTCCGGGAAATTCAAGCGTATGTAGCCCGGCTGGGGCTGACGCTGAACCACAAAACCAACATTTTCCCGTTGCGCAACGGCATTGATTTCTTGGGATTCCATACGTATTTGACCGATTCGGGAAAAGTAGTTCGCAAGGTTAGGAGGGCAAGCAAGAGCAATGAGAAACGGAAGCTAAAGAAACAGCGGGCGTTACTGGACAAGGGGAAGATCACCCTTGCGGCAATCGAACAGTCTTACGGAAGCTGGCGGAGCCACGCGGAAAAGGGAAACTGCTATCACCTTATCCGGGAAACGGACCAGATTTTCAGAAGCCTTTTCCCTGAAAGCGTATGGCTGAACGGGAAGCGAAAAGCGAGAACCACCGGAGAAAGCTATTTCTGCGGCTACCTCGCAAGCCCCGAAGAAGTGCGCAACACGCTTTCGGAGGGAGAAAAACAGACAAGGAGTGAACGAACATGGCAAAGGCGTTAAGCTCGCTTGCCGCGGGCGCGCTGGTAAAGGACACCGGAACGCTCTACAACGGCAAGGCGATTGTTTGGAAGATCGCGGACAAGAACCATGCGGGCTACCCCGCAAATTCCGTCACGCTGATTACTGAACGCATTATTTCGCTGAAATGCTTTGACGCTATCGAGAGCGGCAACAGCGACAGCGACCGGAAACGCTACGGAAATAACCGCTGGATTTATGCCAATATCCGCCAATGGCTGAACAGTCAAGCGGCGGCGGGTCAGTGGTATTCGGCCCAGCACGGGCAGGACGCGCCGCCCAGTAACGCGAACGTGTGGGACAACTACAACGAATACCAGCAGGAAGCGGGGTTTTTAGCGGGGTTCTCCGCGAACTTCCTTGCCGCCCTGCTGACCACCACCCACACCGTCGGCAAAGCGCAGGTGGACGGCGGCGGAACGGAGAGTTGCACGGACAAAATCTTCCTTGCGACCTGTACGGAAGTGGGCTTGTCCGGCGACGTGACCGCCGGAAGCAAACTGGCCATATTCAGCAACGACGCTTCCCGGCAGGCGAAGCCGACGGCGGAGGCGGTCAGCAAGAGCGAGTACACAAACAGCAGTTTGAATGCAAATTCGCCTTGGTACTGGTGGCTGGCGGATGCCTATGCGTCCAACTCTTACTACGTCCGCAGCGTCAATTCCTCCGGCGCTTTGGGCTGGGACACTGCGCACGGCGGCTCCTGGGGCGTTCGCCCGCTTTGTAATATCAAATCTGACATCTTGGTATCTGATAACCCGGATTCGGACGGCGCATACACGATCATTTGGAACCGCGCCCCCTCCGCCCCGTCCACAATCACGGTCCCGGAGACGGTGCGCGGCGGGTCCACCCTTGAAATTAGCTGGGGGACCTCCACCGACGCGGACGGGAACCTGTCGGGGTACATTTTGGAGCGTCAGAACAACGGCGGAAGCTGGGCGCAGGTCTACAAGGGAATCAACCGGAATTACACGGACAATATCACCTTTGGTTGGACAAGCGTTGCATACAGGGTACGGGCCTACGACAGCGCGGGCGCGGAATCGGCCAACACCACAAGCCCGACCCGAACCGTGGTGAACAACACGCCGCCAACGATCAGCGGGAGTGATTCGGACCTTGGGGCAAAGACCGGGGCGTTCTCACAGGCGTACACGGTTACGGACGTAGACAGCGGCCAGACGATCACCGTTGTTGAGAAGATCGACGGCGTGCAAAAGCGGTCCTACACGGCGACCAGCGGGCAGGAATACACGTTCAACGTGACCGCGGACGAATGGGTGAAGCTGTCCAATGGGTCCCACACGCTGACGATCACGGCAACGGACAATTACGGCGGAGCCGCGACCCGGACTTATACGTTCAGCAAGAACGAAACGGAAATTGAAATCACCCTTGCAACACCGCTTCCGGCGGACGCTATGATTACAAAAGCAATTATGAGCGTCACCCGGCAGATTCCCGCGGGCGCGGAATTTACCGTGGAAGCGTGCAACAACGGCAACGACGCTTCCCCCACGTGGGAGGACGTGACGCAGGCGGTGAACAGCGGGAGCAAGTTTTTCTTTTCCAATAAGACAAAGACGGCGGAAAGCTGGGGATTCAACTTCCGAATCAAGGTGAAGCGCAACGGCGCAAGCGGCGATTGCTTTATTTCTTCTGTTGGGGGGAATTTTGAATGAGCGTACAGCACAAAGAAGATAGTATTCGGAATCTGCGCCTTGTCCGGCTGGGCATTAAGCCCCCAGACGACTGGACCGACATTGCACAGGTGCGGGAGGCAAAGAAAGAGGAAATCGGCCTTGCGTGTTCTGCGGCAATCTATGCGGGAATTGACGTGGGCGGAAAGCATTTCAGTTTGACGGAACACGACCAAACGGAAATCATGGCACAATACACGTTCGTAAAGGAGGGGGCCGAAGCGGTCCCCTATCACGCGGACGGGGAACTGTGCCGAATGTTTACAGCGCAGGAATTCACGGAAATTTCGACGGCGGCGACGGCGCACATCTTCTATCACCGGACCTACTGCAACCATGTAAACGCGTGGATTGCGCGGGCGGGACTGGACGAAGTGGAGGCGATCACATACGGCGCAGAACTTCCGGAGGACCTTGCCGCAAGCATGGCGGCAATCATTGAGGCCGCGGGTGGTGGTACGACATGAAACGCATATTGACTATTTGGGCCGCGCTGGGGTGCGTATATGTGGCCCTTGAAACCTGCTTCCGGGGGTACTCTCACCCGTCCATGCTGATTGTAGGCGGGCTTTGCGGGGTGCTTGTGGGGGCAATCAACCAGCGGCCCGGATTCTACCGTGCCCCGGTCATCGTTCAATCGGTGGCCGGGGCGTTGATCGTGCTTGTGGTGGAGCTTGTAAGCGGGTGCGTCCTGAACCTCTGGTTAGGACTGGGCGTATGGGATTACAGCAACCAACCGGGAAACCTGCTGGGGCAGGTATGCCCGGCGTTCGGCCTGCTGTGGTTTTTTATCATGCCCCTTGCGATTTGGGCGGAGGACACGGCCCGGTTTCTGATATGGGAATATGAACGGGCAGTTTACGGAGCAAGCGGAGAACCGCCCGACATTAAGCCGTATTCGCTGAAAAGCGTTTACGGTGATTTTTTCCACGGGAGGTAAACGAAGCGTGACAATCAGCGATCTTTTGTCAAGCGGCGGCGGGGTTGTCGGGTTTATTCTGGTACTTCTGGCACTGGTGGAGATTTCCCCTATCAAGATCAACCCGTGGACAGCCATAGGAAAGGCAATCGGGCGGGCGATCAACGGGGACGTGATCGAAAAGCTGGAAGCAACCCGGAAAACCCTTGATGAACACATTAAAACCGACGACGCGAGAAACGCGGATATGCACCGGGCCGCGATCTTGCGGTTCAACAACGAACTTTTAAGGGACATTCCCCACACGCGGGAAGAGTTCATAGAGGTTTTAAGCGAAATTGACTTTTACGAGCAGTATTGCGAAAGTCACCCGGACTACAAAAATAACCGCGCCGTTCACGCGGTTGCAAATATCAAGCGGGTGTATGACGACCGCTTGATTAAACACGATTTTTTATGAAAGGCGGTGCGGGTCGTGCAGTACATCATAAGCGCCGCCGCCGGGCTTGTGGGCGGAATTGCCGCGGTCCTCCTATTCGGGGGACGGCGGAGCCGCCGGAAGAAAGAGCAGGACCGCCGGAAGATCGAGTTTTCAAAGCTGGTTCTTTCGGCGGTGCTTTTGACCTATTTTGCGGGGTTTATCGTCGGCGCACGGGCCGTCATTCTGGACCCTATGCAATTAGGCGTTTTTCTTGCCTATGTGGGAACCCCGGCGGCAACGGCTATCGGCTTTTATTCGTGGAAAGCAAAGGCGGAAAACGTTGTGAAGATCAAGCAGGCGAACCCGACGGCAACGGAGGGAATGCCCGTGGACCTGAACAACATTCAGCCATAGCGGAGGAACACCAATGACACAGGAACAGAAAGCATTTATCGAGCGGGTGGGCGCGCTGGCCGCGGCAGATATGCAGAAAAGCGGCGTGCTTGCCTCCCTGACTATCGCACAGGCGATTTTGGAAAGCGGCTGGGGCAAATCCGGGCTGACCGTCAAGGCAAACGCCCTGTTCGGTATCAAGGCAGGGACAAGCTGGAAGGGCCGCGTTTACAGCACGAAAACGCAAGAGTGTTACGACGGCGTGAACTTTACCACCGTGACGGCCCTTTTTCGGGCATACGACAGTTGGGAAGAGAGCGTGGCGGACCATTCGGCATTACTCACGGGCGCGGCCCGGTACAAAGCCGTCATCGGGGAGCGGGACTATAAAACCGCTTGCAGGGCGATCAAGGCGGCGGGCTATGCCACGGACCCGCAGTACGCGGACAAGTTGATTCGGCTTATCGAATCATACGGCCTGACGGCCTACGACGGCGCAGGACAGGACGGAGCAGGCGGCGGGTCAAATACCACGGCGGGGGCGGGAAGCCCCGCAGACGCGAAGGGAGACGGGAAAATGAAAGCGTCTGAATTCATTGAGAAACTGCAAGACATCGTGGACCATTACAAAACCCTTTATGTCATGGGGTGCTTTGGCGCGCCCCTGACCGGGGGCAATGTGTCCCGGTATTGCACAAACCACAGCTACAACAAGCAGGCGGAGCGAACGGCAATGATTAAGGCCGCGGCAAACAAGAACCCGCCTGTCTACGGGTTCGACTGCGTATGCCTGATTAAAGGCGTGCTGTGGGGCTGGTGCGGGGCCGCGTCCAAAACCTACGGCGGCGCGTCCTATGCCTCCGGCGGCGTGCCGGACATCGGGGCCGACACGATGATTACGAAGTGTTCCGGCCTGTCAACCGATTTCAGCAGGATTGTTCCGGGGGAAGCTGTGTGGCTGAAAGGTCACATCGGCGTTTACATCGGCGGCGGAAAGGTGATCGAGTGTTCCCCGGCGTTCAAGAACTGCGTGCAGGTAACGGCGTGCCTGAATATCGGCGCGATCTCCGGCCTGAACGGGCGCAGGTGGACCAAACACGGCAAGTTACCCTATATCACCTACGACACCGCGGAGACGGACACAGGAGGCGCAGGAACGGCCACAAAGCCCGGCGGGGCCTCCGATACCTCCGGCGCGCTGGCGTTCGCTGTGGGCGACGTGGTGCAGTTTACGGGCAACGTGCATTACACCAACGCAAACGCGGCCAGCGGGAAAGCGTGCAAGCCGGGCAAGGCGAAAGTCACCATGATTTCAAAGGGTGCAAAACACCCGTACCACCTTGTCAAAGAGAGCGGCGGCGGGTCCACGGTTTACGGCTGGGTCAACGCGGCGGACGTGCAGAGCAAGGCGGACGCGGCCATTGAAAAGCTGGCCGGGCTGGGGGTCATCAACTCCCCGGACTACTGGAAAAACGCCGTCGCCGCCGGAACGGTGCAATACCTCGACTTACTCTTTATCAGCGCGGCGGAGCATATCACAAAGGCCGGGCCGCGGTGCGCGACGGTGCAGGCGGGCGTTGACGCGCTGGTGAAAGCGGGCGCGATCAACTCCCCGGACTACTGGTTGCAGAATTACGGGAAATTGCAGAGCCTCGACCTGCTTCTTTGCGCGCTGGGCGGGGCCGTGTAAAAAATGAAAGGAGAAACGAAGCTATGAACATCATTCAATTTCTGGTTGCGAACTGGGACAGCGTTCTTGTGGTCCTCGCGTTCCTTGTGCTGGTTGCCGTGCTTATCAAGCGGGGCGAAACAAAGATTCTGAAACAGATTCTTTTTAACCTTGTGACGCAGGCCGAAAAGCAATTCGGAAGCGGCACGGGGTCCCTGAAATATGCCGCCGTCGCGGATTGGATTTACCAGAGAATCCCGGCCATTTTGAAACTGCTGTTCACGTCGAAGGATATTGAAACCATGATTGAAAGCGTGCTGGAAGAGGCGAAAAAGGCGTGGGGTACAAACGAGAACCTACAAGGGTACATCGAAACGCCCACCGTGGAAAACCTGCTGGCCGCTGGCGTGGAGATTCAGGAAGTCAAAGCCGCAGACAAAGAGAATTAAACCGTCCGATTCGGACAGAAACGAAGCCCGCCGGGGGTCATTCCCCGGCGGGCTTTTTTGTTTACTCCATTGCGCTTTCGATACTATCGCACGCGGAAGAGATGGATTCAATCGCTTCATCAATGCTGTATGAGGCAGATTCAGACTGTTCATAGCGTTCTGAACCTTGCAGACTTTCGGGCATATTCTCCCGGCTTTCGTCCTCTTCCTCTTTGATGGATTCGAGTTCGTCAGAGAGGGCGGACAGCTTATCGAAGATTTCTTGAAGGGCCTTACGGCGGATTTTGTTCATATCAATTCCCCTTTCTCTGCTGGGGCGGGCGGCGGTTTACGCCGCCCGCTTTTATCTTACACGCGGACCGTGGACACATCAAGCCGGAACGCGAGGTCAAGGACCTTTGCACGGGTGGCGGCGTTGCGCTGAACGGCCCCTTCCAGCGTGGCCCGGACCCCGGCGGGGGCAAGAGACAGGCCGTAGGCAATCAGGCGATCTTCCGCCGCTTTCAGGTCGGAGCGGGCGGAAAGCAGGGCCGCTTCCAGACCAGCGGCGGCGATCAATGCGGCGCATTCGTCGTTTGCCTTTTCAAAGGCCGCGTCGTCGTCCATGCAGTACAGGAATTCAGGAACGGAGCCGTCCGGGTTGACAATGCCGTTGTCGGAAATGTACTTCTTTTCGATGGCCTCTTGCTGGGATTCCACTTCCTGAACGCGGGCTTTTGCGTTCATGTAGGATTTCTGGACTTTATTCATGGTTCTTTTCATTTTGAAAACCTCCGTTCGTTTCGCTCTTTCTGATTATGATTATATACTAACGTTAGTATAAAGTCAAGAGGGAAAACGAAAAAATTTGAAAAAGATTTGCGCCGCCGTGGGAGGTCGGCGGCGCATGGTCAATCGGTATTTTCGATCAGGCGCATAATGCGAAACACCAGATCGCGGGCGGACGCGTCCGTGGTCCGCTCCGAATAGCGGCCCAGCGCGCCCAGCAAGCGGGCCTTGTATGCGTCAACCTCCGTCGGTATCTTCACCCCGTAGCGGGTTTCGTAGCACTCACGGCAGAGGAACGGGGCGTTTGCAGTGATCGCGCCGTTGCTTTCGTCGGTGTACTGGTACGCCCGGCAACTGCAAAGGGGCTTTCCGCAGGCCTCACACCGCCCCGCAAACTTGCGGGAGCGGGAGCGGGCCGTCCGGGTCATGCGGTGGGGCTTATTCGCCACGGAGCCGCCGCCTCCCTTCTTTAGCGGAAGGAACGCAGAAAGAAGCAATTTCCGCCGCTTTTGCGATCTCTGCGTTCATGCGGTCAAACATAACAGACAGGGAGAATGCGGGGCATTTCCGGGAGGTCATGGGGTAGGTGCTATAAAGCCCAACATAATCGCCCTTGTTGGTATTTTGGAGCGTGCCGCCGTGCTGGTTGTTGACGGTTGCAGTAAAAACGGCGTAATCGGCCAAAATGTCGATCAGTTGTGCGCGGGAATAGCCCTTATATGATTTCATTGCGATTCCTCCATTCTTTGAAAAGGGGCGGCGGCTTGCGCCGCCCCGGTTGTTTATCCGGCCACGAACACGCCCAGCGCGGAGCCGCCCGCGGACCGCCAGCCGTGGCGGTGAATGTCGGAGAGGCGGACCCGTTCGGGATGGTCCGGGCAGTCATCACAGCGAATCCACGCGAACACGCCGCCGCGGAAGAACCGCCCGTCGGGGACATCTTCAAAGCCGATGACCGTTCCGCCCTCCACAGGGTAGCAGGCACCGCAGACGCGTTCGACGCGCTGGCCGATCATCACAATCACGGTGCTATCGTCGGCGGGCTGGGAAATGGTGACGACGTTAGAGGGGGCCACGTCCTCCGCGGGAGCGGAAACGGTGTATTCCTCCGCGGCGGGGGCCTCTTCCTCCGGCTGAACCTCGCATTCAGCACGGAAAACCGGGGCCATAGAATAGCGGTCGGGAATGATGTATTCGCCGCGGTCGTCGCAGAACAGCTTTGCCCGGCGGGTTTTGCCGTGACGCTCAAACGTGACGGTTTTTTCGGTGCGCTTGATGATCTTGATAGTAAAAATGCAATCGTAATTGCAGGCGCTACGGTCGAAGTATTCCTTGCCAATTTCAAACTTTTTCATGTGATTACCTCCCATATATGAAACCAGAAGTTGAAGTGTTGTTGTTACCGTGTCGGCCCCCCTTTTCGTGTCGGCCCGTAAGGTTGGCCGTCGCTGAACTCTACGCCCCAGCGACCGGGCGGCTTGTGTTCCCTCTTTCTGATTATGATTATATACTAACGTTAGTATAAAAGCAAGATGGGAAAATGCACAAATATACTCACGTTAGTATGTGCAAGTTTTATACTTGCGTTAGTATCTGGCGCGTGGTACAATAAGCAAAACATAAAGGAGGTTTCGGAATGGCTGGGAAATATGAAACGCCGCGGGGACAGGCGGCGACGAATGCAAAGCGAAAATATAACGCGGAAAACTATGATCGGATTTATCCGATGGTGAAGAAAGGGAAAAAGGCGGTCTATCAGGCCGCGGCGACCGCCGCGGGAATGTCGCTGAATGAGTGGATAGAAACCACGCTTGACGCGGCGGCAAAGAATGGAGCGGGAAATGGATAACTACACCGTAGCGTTTCACCCGCGGTTCGAGGAAATGGCCGCGGAACTCGCGGAACTGGAAGAAGAAAGAACCAACCTTGCCCTGCTGATGGGCCGCGAAGCGTTCGAGCGGGTGCGGGAGATCGTAGAAGCACAGCCGCGCGAAAAGTGGGCCGCGTTCTATGGGACTATCCGAGAAGCTGTGTGCGGCGGGGCGGACTTCTCCGGTGCGCGAACACTGGATGACATCGGGGCGGAATATGCGAGATACGTTATAGACAAAATGTTTCGATGACAAAAGCGGCGGGCATTACGCCCGCCGCTTTGCTGTCTGGTTCAATTTTCAGTATATACGTATGTTCCACCCTCTGTTAAATCAATGCTTCCGACGGGAGCGGGAACCGTGCCGTCGTTGTCAATGGTCCCGTAATCGGCGTGAATGGTATTGGAGCCAGTGAAGCAAATCCCGGTCCCGTCGTCGCAGATGATCGAAACCCAATTATAGCCGCTGTCCTTCACGACGCTTTCGGCAAACTCCCGGAAGTTCTCTTCTGTGATCTCTTCAAGCTGGGATTTCATAATACGAATGTGGGCGCGCTGGCCGACGACATCACCGTTCCCGCTTTTCAGGTCCGTTACAATGGGGTCATAGTCCATTAAGACATTATGCTTGACGGCCTCCGGGTAAAGCATATCTTGACCAGAATAGACGGTTTCAACCACACCGTCGGACAAGGTGACATCAAGAGAATTGCCGCCGAAATACACGGTATAAACGCCGCCGCTTTCAGAAATACTTGTGACCTTTTCGTTCAGGCCGCAGGAAGCAAGGACAATGAAAACTTCATCGGCCTGTTCCGGCGTAATCCCCATGTCGGCCCGGATGGTATTCATAGAATCCGGGTAAAAGTCATATTGGGCGGACAACTCTTCTGATTTGGGCGTGTCCAGATCGACAAGGACACCGCCGCAGGCGGAAAGGGACGCGGCCAGCGAAACCGCGGCCAGCAGAGCAAGAAATCTTTTCGACATTTGGAATCCTCCATTCCGCCGTCCGGTGTACCGGGCGGCATTGTATTTTGAGGAAAGAATCTTCACCGTGCTTTCTGTGATTCTGACCTTTAACACAATTATTAACAAGCCGCGTGTTAAAGTCAAGAAAAATGCGAAACTTTAACACACGGGGAGGAAGAAAAATTGAAAATATACGATTACAAGGGCCGGAAGAACCTATGTGGAAACCGGGTGAAAGAGGCGCGGGCGCGGCTGAAAATCAATCAAGCGGACCTTGCCGCCCGGTTGCAGGTTGCGGGAATCACGATGGAGCGGGACAGCGTGAGCCGAATTGAGATCGGAACACGATTCGTCACAGATTATGAACTTGTGGTTCTGGCAAAGGTGCTGGGCGTGTCTATGGAATGGCTTGCAGAGCAGGAAGAGAATTGAAAAGAATACTTGCGTTAGTATAAAAAACGTGTTATAATGCCCGAAAAGGCGGAGGGAACCCCGCGGAAGAAAGAAATACGAAAGCCCGCCCGGATTGGGCGGGCTTTCTCCATACGGAGGGCCAGACGATGGGACATTGCTTTAGTCACCTGACAAAATACGACCGCTACAAGCTGGAAGCTATGCTGAACATGAAGTGTTCAAAAAAACAGATCGCGGAGGAACTGCACGTTCATGTTAGCACGATTTACCGGGAGATTAAGCGCGCCCGCTGGCAGTATTTAGACGGGGACACGTGGATTGTGGAAGATCGCTACAACCCGGACGGAGCCGAAAAAAGATACCGGGAAAACCTTGCCGCAAAGGGCGCGCCCCTGAAAATTGGGAATGATTATGAACTTGCGGACTATATCGAACGGAAAATTCTTGACGAAGATCGTTCACCCGCCGCGGCCCTCGCTGACATCAAGTTAGAGGGGAAGGCGTTCAAAACGTCAATCTGCGTCAGTACGCTTTACAGCTATATCACGAAAGGGGTTTTTATGTCCCTGACCAACGCAGACTTGCCGGAGAAGCCAAAAAGGAAGCGCCCCTATCGAACCGTGAAAAAGACCGGGAAACGGCAAAACGGGAAGAGCATTGATAAGCGCCCGGAAATAGTGGACCAGCGAACCACGTTCGGGCATTGGGAGGGGGACACGGTTTACAGCAAAAAAGACGGGTCAAAAGCCCTGCTTGTACTGACAGAGCGTTTGACCCGATGGGAAATTATTGCAAGAATCAAGGACCGGACCGCGAACAGCGTAATAAAGGCGCTGGACCAGATCGAACGGAGATTCGGCGCGGACCTTTTTGCAAAGGCGTTCCAGACGATCACGTTCGACAACGGCGGGGAGTTCTCCGACGTGGAGCGGCTGGAACGGTCCGCCGTGCGGAAGGGTCGGAGGCGGACGACGGCCTATTTCTGCCACCCGTATTCCTCTTATGAACGCGGGTCCAACGAATGCCAGAACAAAATGATTCGCCGGAAGTTTCCAAAGGGAACGGATTTCGGAGCCGTGAGCGCCGCCGCGGTGAAGCGGGCGGAAGATTGGATTAACAACTATCCGCGGGAAATACTGGGCTGGAAAACCGCTGAAATTTGTTTCCGGGAATGCCTCGCGGCCCTCACCTGACGGTCTAAATATATTTTTTTATATTTTTTTCGCATTTACTATTGACATTTGCGCGCGCGCCTTGTAATATTAAATGCGAAAGAACAAACACCACGTCGAACGACGGGTGCAAGTTCTATCGCATTTATTTTTTTATATCACGAAAAGCCGTGAAATGCAAGAGAAACGGGGGTGAAACGTGGTGCGGCAGTACAGATATATAACCTTTCAGGACCGGAAGCAGATTTCAACCCGCTACCTGAACGGCGACCGCGTGGCCGACATAGCCGACGGGCTGGGAGTGACAGCGGCGACGGTGTACCGCGAGTTGAAGCGCGGGGAAACCGGAGGGCTGGACCGCAACCAACGGCGGGCGTATAGCCCCGTTCTTGCGCAACAGCGGGTTCAGGAGAGTTTCAAACGGCGGGGGAAGCCCGCGGCGGGAAATTTACAAGGAGGTTTGCGCGGTGACTAATTTTGAAGCGATCACCAAAAACCCGGAGACGCTGGCCGCATTCTTGCGGGACTTGCCGATCTTGGAAGGGCCGTGGGACGAAGAATTCCAGCGGAACTATTGCGCCGGGTGCGGGAAAGTCAGTTGTGACGACGGAAGCCCTTGTCCCTATGAGGACAAACGGAATAGTCCGGGCTGGTGGTTGGGCCTTGAAGCTGTGGCGGCGGAGGCGGTCTAATGCTGGAAGTTGTGCCGATCACGCTAAAAGAGGCAAACGCGTTCGTAGAACAGAACCACAGACACCACGGGCCGACCGTAGGCCACAAGTTTTCCATCGGGATTTCCGATGGTGAAAAGATTGTGGGAGTTGCCATTGTGGGGCGACCTGTGGCCAGTCATTTGGACGACGGGTGGACGCTGGAAGTGAACAGGTTATGCACGGATGGGACCCGCAATGCCTGTTCAATGCTATATGCCGCCGCATGGAGAGCCGCCCGCGCTATGGGATATAAACGGCTGGTGACTTACATTCTGGAAAGCGAAAACGGGGCCAGTCTGCGGGCCGCGGGCTGGAAGTGCGTAGGACAAGCCGGGGGATTGCGGTGGACCGGGAGACGACGGCCAACGGTTGACCTATACCCCGCACAAATGAAAATCCGATTCGAGCGGGAGGCGGAATGACCATGAAAAAGGAATATCCAGGCGGCGTGAAGCTGACCTTGAAAACCGCCCGCGCGGTTGCGGTGCAGGAATTCGGGACCGCAAAGGGCCTTGAAAAAGAAGAAGTTGCAATGCCCGGCTACTTCAAAATGAAGCTGGGGAACCTGTTCGTTCGGATTCACCCGGATACCTACGACGGGACGGGGTGCATTGTGGTTTCGGCTGAACTGGCGTTCGGCACGGGGCAAAATCTGAAATTCCTGAACCCGGACACCCTGCAAGACGATTTCGACGCGCTGGAACGGCATTGCAAGCGCACACAGCGGGACGACCTGAAAGACTGGGTGCTGACAAACGGCGCGGACTACTGTTGCGGAGAAGTCAAGCGGATTTGGGAAAGAGGGTGACGGCGTGAAAATCCGAATCACCCGCGACACCGGAATTCCGTTGGTGGACGCAGGCCGCGTTTTTGAGGTTTGCGGAATTTCATACGGGGTCCGCAATGAAAAAGTTTACTTCATCCACCACGGCGGAAACCAACTGGGAATCCGCGCCGAAGATTGCGAAGTGATCGAGAGGGAGGCGGAAACATGAGCATTTGCCGAGGTTGCGGCGCACAAATCGAATGGATAAAGACCACGGCGGGACGGAATATGCCCGTTGACCCTGAACCTGTATTCGTGATCGAGGGTGAAGGGCGCGACCGTTTCGTTTTGGATGACGGCGCTGTAATTGCTGGGAGGATTGCCCGCCCGGAGGAAGAGCGGCCAGAACTTCCGGTTGCCTTTGTCCCGCATTGGAAAACCTGCCCGAACGCAGGGGACTTTCGACGGAGCCGGAGGGGGTGAAGCTGTGAAGCGCAAATTCTGTTTGCCCTGCTTCCTCGAACTGAAAAAGGCCGGGAAGCACGAAATAACCCGCGTCGGAGGCGGGAAGAACATGAAAATTACCTGCTGGCGGTGCAAGCGTCGCCGTTATGGGGCCGAATATGAGATTTCCCGGAAAGGAAACGTGAAATGACCCATGAAGAAGTAAAGGCCGCATTCATGGAGGAATGCCCCGTGGATTACTGCGGGATTACATACCAGCGGATTTCGGCCTTGATCTACCGGAAGAACCACACCGGGCGCGGCTTGCGGGTGCAGGCCGAACTAAAGGACAGGAACAACCATTCTGTCGTGATCGTATCACCGGAGAGAATCGAACGGGCGAAGGAGGACCCACAATGACACAAGAGATTATCACAATCACGGTTGGAGCGGGACAAGCCCGCCCGCGGCGGCGGGCCAGAAAGAGCAGGCAAAGAAAGGCACACCGGGCGTTCTGGCTGAACGTGGCGAAGTATGTGGCCTTGACTGTGGCCGGAATCCTGCTGTTTCGAGTGGGCGCGGCCTATGCCCTCGCGGAGCGGGGATATAAGGCAATCGGCGGCGAGGTTTTCGCCCTCTTCCTCCCGGTTTTCTTTTACATAGCTTCCGTGACGGTGCGGGATTGGTTCAGGGATATCAAACAGGAATTTCAAAAGGAGGACAACGACCATGAAGAAACTTTCTGAACTGGCGCAGGGCGCGCACTTCCTGTATGGCGGCGTGGAGTGGGTCAAATTCGAGGACATCGGAGCGGGAACCCTCTGTCTGGCCGCGGAGCCTGTTTTTCTCCGGGCATTCGATGAAGAGAACTGCAACGACTGGCGGAAATCCTCTTTGCGCCGGGAACTGAACGGGGCGTTCCTCGACGCGCTGGTTGCGGAGGGCGCAGACCGGGCCGCGTTCCTCGATTGGGAAAGCGACCTGACCGCCGACGACGGAATGACCGATTACGGAACCGCCGTGGACAAGATCGCCTTGCGGTCCGACGCGCTGTGCCGGAAGTATCGGGACATCACCCCGCCCGTGGACGTGTGGTGCTGGAACCTGACACCGTGGACGTGCGACGCGTCCAACTCTTACAGCGTCCGCGGCATCGATTCCTCCGGCGCTTTGAACTGGAGCAATGCGTACAACGGCATCAGGGGCGTTCGCCCGCTTTGCTATCTGAAATATGAAATTTCGGTATCTATCCCCGGAGAGGGGGCGGACGATGTGGAGCAGGCCGCGCGGCATGAAGAAATGAAGCAGGAAGCCGCGGAAGCGATCTTGTCCGCGCTGGAAGATTACCCGTCCTTTTTGTGGGGCGACGCGCTGGGCGCGGCGGTTGCCGCCTTGTTCAAGTCGAAACAGGACGCGGAAGAGATCGCGCAGGAAGAGACAGACAAAAAGGCGGTGGAGGGTTAACCCCCTCCCCGCCGCAGTAAAAACAGCATAAGAAAAACCGCCCCGTGGTGCTTTGCAGAGCAACACGAAGCGGATTCCGCCGATGAAAATATATCATCTATCAACCTAACGCAAGTATAGCAGAGAACGGCGGAAAAGTCAATAAAAAGCGCCGTTTTTACGCGGCGTGGCGGGCTTGTAATGGGTATTAACGTTCCGGCGAAGCCTTGTCACGCAGTAAAGGAAAACAGGGAGACTTGAAGGGCTGTCCCGCTCCGCCCTCTCTTCCCTCTTTCTCTCTCTTTGCGCCGCCGAGGGTGAAGGGGGATTGCAAAGGGGGAAGAGGGAGGGGGCGCAGGATAGGAACCCTCTTCCCCCTTTGCACCTATCGACTACGGCACAGGCCGGAAAGCACAACACGCCCGCTTCACTGTCCAATAGAAAGAAGGTGAAGCAAAAGTGCGTTGCTTTATTCGAGAAAAGAAAATCTATTGCGGTGATCGGTATAGGGAAGTCGATATTTTTTCCTACACGGACACGCAAAAGATATCATCGGGCCGCGGGAAGCGGTCAAAGAAGGTCCGGGAATCGGAGCCGAAGCAAAAGAACCTGAATGACAAAAACGCCCGGCGCTACTTCATACAGACGGCAAACCTGAATTTCGGGAGCGACCCGGAGGCGTTGCACGTAACGGCTACATACAGCGGGAAATACCTTCCGGCCACGGTGGAGGAAGCGGAACGGGAAGTTACAAACTACCTCCGCCGGGTCCAATACCGCAGGCAAAAGGAAGGATTGCCACCCCTAAAATATATGCTTGTCACCGCCTACACCACAAAGCGGAACAGCGAAAAGCCCGTTCGCATTCACCACCACATAATCATGTCGGGAGGGCTGGACCGCGACGTGGTGGAAGAGTTGTGGAGGAAGCGGAAGCGGAAGGGCCAGAAGAAGGGCGACCGAATCGGGTTTTGCAATGCCGACCGCCTGCAATCGGACGAAAACGGCATTGCGGCCCTCTGTACTTACCTTGTGAAGCAGAGCGGCGGGAAGAAGCGGTGGACTTCCTCGCACAACCTCGAACGGCCATACAGCAGGACCAACGACGGGAAGTACAACCACCGACAGATCGAAAAATGGGCGCGGGAGCGTCCGGGCCGGGAGTTTTGGGAAAAGAAATACCCCGGATGGACCCCAACCGACGAAGATTACGGGGTTCAGTATGAATACAACGACTTCACGGGCTGGTCAATTTATCTGAAATTGCGCAAGAAGGAATAGGGACGGGAAATGAAAAACGAATATTTCGTGTCCTGTTCGTTCGGGGCAGACAGTACAGCAACAGCGATTCTTGCAATCGAAAAGGGCGAACCTCTTTCGGCACTTGTATATTGCGAAATCATGTTCGACAAAGAGAAGTCGGCGGAAGTTCCAGAACATCGGGATTTCATATACAACACCGCGATTCCGTATTTTGAGCAACGCGGAGTAAAAACAATCGTGTTACGGGCCGAAAAGACCGCCCGAGAATGGATGGAAGCGCGGGTAACAAAAGGACCTCGCAAGGGAAAGAAGCACGGATTCCCCCTTTCTGGAAAGAAGGGGTGGTGCAGTATAAAGCGGGATTGCAAATTGCCGCCGCTGAACAAGTTCCAGAAAGAACACCCCGGCGCAGTCTACTATGAAGGAATCTGCATTGACGAAAAAAGCCGAATCAAGGAAGAAAAGCTGGCACAAGGGCGCTATCTGCTTGTCAAGTATGGCTACACGCAGGAAATGGCGCGGAACCTCTGCAAAGTTCCGTCGAATGGTGGTCCCCTATGTGCCAGTATGACCGGGTGTATTCAAGCAAAGTCTTTGACTTCACGCCGGAAAACCTGTACTTGCCGCCGGACACAATACGCGGCGGGACCGGATATGACGATATACCGCTAAACCAGCAGTTGCCGCCGGAGATCGACGCGGCCTTTCCCGATTACAGCATTTACCCGGAATGCGACTACGCAATAGGGTATTTGACCCGCGGTTGCCCGAATCATTGCCCGTGGTGCGTGGTCCCGGAAAAAGAGGGCGGAATAAAGCCGTACAGGGAATGGAAACAGGTTGTGCGCCCGGACACGAACAAACTTGTTCTGATGGACAACAACATTCTTGCTTCCGAATACGGAATTTCCCAGCTTGAAAGCATGATCGGGAGCGGGTACGCGATAGACCTAAATCAAGGCATGGACGCGCGGTTGGTCGATGACCGCATAGCGGGTATACTGGCGCGGCTGACGTGGATTCGGTTCATTCGCTTTTCGTGCGACCAGATACCGCAGATTGAGGCAATCGAGCGGGCGGCGGAACTGCTGGGGAACCACGGGAAGAAGCCGTATCACCTGTTTATTTACCTGCTTGTCACGGAGGACGTGGAGAACGCGGCCTACCGGGTGGAGCGGCTGAAACGCCTAAAGGGTATCAGCATATACGCACAGCCGGAGCGGAACGAGCGGAAAGGAATCATACCAAACGCGCTTCAAAAGGAATTCGCCCAGCGGTTTATTTACGGGCGGTCATACCTGAAAGAAAGCTGGGGCGAATACTTGGAGCGGCACAAGGAACGGAGGTTGCACACATGACAAACGAAGAGCGGTTCAAAGAGATTTACCAAACACAGATTACCCGGACGGGCGCGCCGGAACTGCTGGCATGGCTGGAAAGCACAGACTTTTTCACCGCCCCGGCAAGCACCAGATTTCACGGAGCCTACCCCGGCGGGCTTGTCGATCACAGCTTGAACGTTTATTTCGCCCTGATTGACGGGCCGTATGTGCGGGACTACTCGATGGAAACCCGCGCAATATGCGCCCTGCTTCACGATCTCTGCAAGGTGGACTTCTACCACCAGCAGGCGGACGGAAGCTACACCGTGAAAGACCACTTCCCTTTCGGCCACGGGGAAAAGTCTGTTTTTCTGATTCAACGGTTTATGAAGCTGGCGGAGCCGGAAGCCCTTGCGATTCGCTGGCATATGGGAGCGTATGACGACGCGGCCCGCGGCGGAAGCTATTCCCTTTCGGCGGCAATGGAGCGGACCCCGCTTGTGCTGGCCCTGCATACCGCCGACATGATGGCGACAGAAGCGGAGAAAGCGAGGGAGCAGGGATGACGGCGGAGCGGGAACGGATTTTGCAGAAAATCCGGCGCGTTCAGGCATTGGCCGAACGGGGCGTTGCTGGGGAACAGGAATCCGCCGCGGCAACCCTCGACCGCCTGATGAAGCAATACGGAATCACGGAAGCGGAACTGGAAGAAGAACGACGGGAAATGGAGTGGTTCAGGTACACGACACCCATTGAACGGAAGTTGCTTTTGCAGGTGATCTATTCCGTGACCGGGCGCGCGGCTTATGGTTGCGTAGGGAAATACACGGGGCGGAAGCGAAAACAAGTAGGGATTGAATGCACCGCGGCGGAACGGTTGGAAATTCAATTCGACTATGATTTTTTCCGCGAGGCGCTGGAAGAGGAAATGGACAGGTTCTTTTCTGCATTCCTGATAAAAAACGGGATTTTCCCACCGGAGGGAAAAGAACGGGACGAATTGCCGCCGCCGCGGGAAATCAGCCGGGAAGAAGCCCTGAAACTTGAAGCCCTGATGATGGGGATGGACCACCACACCCGGCGGGCCGCGCTGGAAAGCGGGGTGGAACCGTGAATTGCGCGATATGCGGAAAACCTGTCGAGCGGGTCCGGCCTTGCGAATACTACCGCCGCCGCAGGGAAGCTGTGTGCGACGAATGTTGCGAAGAGTGCTACCGGACAGAGCCGTTCCCCTGTCCAGACCACGACCAGCGGGAGGAATTGGAGGGATAACCCATGCAGATTGACCAGAGGCGCGCCGCCCAGCAATACCGGAACAAGGTAAACAACGCGCAGGGGCAGTTTTTCGAGCGGGCCATAAAAGCCGCGTGCGCCCTGTATTCGGAGCGGGGCCGGGCGGACGTGGACAAGACCCCGGAGCCGTTCCGGGTCCTTGAAAAGAGCCGGGACGGGATTTTCAAGGGGCGGTTCACGGCCAGAGCGCAACCGGACTTTCAAGGGACGCTGGACGGTGGGCGTTCCATCGTCTTTGAAGCGAAGTACACCACCGGGGACCGCATGAAACAGGAAGTCTTAACGAAGCCCCAGCAAGACGCGCTGGAACACCATTCCCGGCGGGGCGCGCTTGCCGCTGTGTGCGCCGGAATCGGAAACGACTTCTTTTTCGTTCCGTGGTTCATTTGGCGGGACATGAAGCAATGTTTCGGAAGAAAGTACGTAACCGCGGCGGACCTTGAATCATTCCGAATCCGGTTCAATGGTGCGGTCCTGTTTCTGGACTACACCAACCAGATCGAAGGGCGGTGGATTCGCGGGGCGGACTGCAACATGGAGAAATGGAGGGAAACCGGAAATGAAAAAAGGGAAACAGCACCGGCAGAAAGTGACGGTCCGCGTCACGCCGCAGACAGCATACAACCTTGACCGCCTTGTTACCATGAGCGGGTTAAAAACGCCGGGAAGAGTGGTTGACAAGCTGGTTCGTGAAAAAATGCTTGCCTTGCGCGGGCATACCGGAGGAAAGGAGAACGACCGATGAAATATGATTGCGGAAAGCCGGAGTGGGCCGAAATGGAGCCTTGCCCGCTGGACACGGGAGAATTGGAAGATTGCGCGGAATGCACATGGGCCAGAGAACGGGAGGAAGTGCAATGACAGCGGGAAGCGTGATCGTCCTTGCCTTTTGGGTGATCTTCACGGTGCGGAAGCACTTCACGCCGAAACTGGCGGCGGCTGAAAAGGCGAATACATACGACCTGAACCGGGATAACCCAGAAGCAAAACGGGCCGCACAGCGCCGCCGCGGGCCGCTGGCGGCGGCAAGATGGGCCTTGCGTGTAGCGGGATGGGCCGAAAACGTCCTTGCGGTGCTTATGATCGCGTGGCTGGGGTTCTTGCTGGGCGCGATATTGACCGGGACATTCTTTATTTTCGGCTACCCCGTGTAAGGGGGGGTGCAGGCGGTGAAACTCCGAAAGTGTGAGCGGTGCGGAGAGCCGACCGCGGAGGGCTTGCCACTTTGCCCGGAGTGCATGAAGGAATCAGGCGCGGCGGCGGAGGCCGTGGCCGCGGCGGAGGAACTGCGGGACATTGCGCGGGTGCTGTCGATCACGGCGAACACCGACACGAACATTCGTGAAGCAATGACCGGAATTTTGAACATAGCCGACAGGCTGGAACGGAGGAAATAGCAATGGAGGTTTTGCGGTTTATCTTTTCGTCCTTTTGGGTTTGGCTGGGGGCCGTGGTTCTGGTTGCCGCGGCGGGTGAAGCTGTGGCCGGGATTATCAAGGCCATTCGGCAACCCCGAAAAATCACCGTACACCGCGCGGGCGACATCGTGCGCGTGGAAGTCGAAGGAGCGGGAAACCGGGATATTGAAGCCGCGTTCAGGGAAGCGGAGCGGTTCAAAACACTGTCGGGATTCGAGGAGGACGCAGAATGAAAGCCTTTACCGTATACCAACCATACGCGTTCGCAATCGCGGCGGGGTTGAAGCATTACGAAACCCGCCCGCGGCGGACCAGCATTCGGGGCCGCGTGGCGGTCCATGCGGCAATCGGAGGGCCGGACTATATCAGCGTTGCGCTTGATTCGATATTGCCGGAATCAATGGAACTTCATTACGGCGCGGTGGTCGGGACCGTGGAAATCGTCGATTGCGTACCTGTTGAAAACCTTGTGGACAGTCTGGATGACCGGGAGCGGCTTTTGGGCGACTATTCGCCGGGGCGGTTCGCGTGGGTCCTTGAAAACCCGGTCATGTTCGACGAACCGTTCCCGGCCCGCGGGAAACAGGGCTGGTGGAATTGGGACGAAGAAGAGGCGTGCAGACGAAGAATCAAAAAGGCGACCTACAAACTGGCGCTAAACTTCCTGAACCATAAAACGCCCGGAAGCAGTTTCCCTCCGCCGCAAGAACTGACAAGGCAGGCCGGGGCGTTCCTGCTGGAAATGGACCGGAACGGAGAAATTGCGATAGAGCCAGAGAAACAGGAAATTTTGCTGGGAGACATACCGCTTGACGTTCTCCCTCTGCTTCCAACGGCCTATTCGGAAATAGACGAATACGGGACGTACCGCGTTCGACAGAACGGGCAATTCATCGGGACTGCAATTTATAGCGGCCCGGCGGAGTGGAACAGAGCCGAAAATATTTGCTATTTCGGGACAAAGACGATCTTCCGTCCGGCGCGGCCACTGGAAACGACGGTCATTGAATTTCTGACCGATGAAAGCGACGGTGAAAATACATGAACTATCAACCGAAAGTTGTTCGGTGCCGCCTCCACACGGGAGGAAAGACCATTCAGGAAATCCGGGAGAGGTACACCGGGCAAGGCATGACTTACCGGGATTTTGAGGACATACAGCGGGCAGACGAAGCGTTCGACGGGCTGGTTGTTCTGCTTTCCCTGTGGGCCTATGACAACTACGATTCCTACCACCTGCATAACTGGGACCCGGCGGACGACGAAAGAATGATGATGGGAATTTATTATTCCGAACAGGTCCACCCCTACCCGCGATATAAAAAGGACCTCGAAAAATTCAAGACGGACTGGGCCGCGGGGACCTATGACCCCGCCGGGGCCCTATGCTTCCGACCGGAGGACGTGGAAGAACTGGAAGTGTTGTGCGAAGAGATCGTGCCGCCGGAATGGACCGACCCGCCGGAGCCGCGCGAACCAGAACAGAAGAAGCACCGGAAGCGGCGAAGAAAGTGAGGCGGCGGGAATGAACGACCAGAGAATGACGGTTGAAGAGGCAATCGCAATCCTTGACCCGGAGACAAGCCGCGCCGCCCTGTTCGACTACCGATATTTCGGAGGGTTCAGGGGTTCGGAAGCGGTGCTTGCGGCCACGGAAGAGGCGTGCCGCGTGGCTGTCCGGGTCATGCGGGAATATCTCGAAAAGAAAGGCGGTGAAACCCCGTGAAGCTAAAGAAAGTAGCTTCCTTGTGCGGAAAAACAAAGATGTTCTGTCTTTATGACCGCGCGGAGCGGGACGACGTGGTTTCGCAATGGCTGGGCGACGGGTACGCGATTTACCCGATCACCGGACTTCCGTACATGGACGAAGAAAATATTTATTCCATGTTCGATATTTCGGCCAAACAGCAAGAGAAAATCATATTCCGCCACGGGCCAGCGCCGGAGGGAATCAACCTTGACGACGTGGACCCGACAGAACGCCGCCTTTCGGACGACGGCCTTTCCGTAGTGTACGACGGCGGGATTTTGAAGCCGTTACAGACAAGAAACGGGATTTCGTTCATTCAGAACAAATACCTTTCACCGCTGGAAGATGTTATAGAAATGGTCCAGTTGTACGAGCGGGCAACCCCGCAAGGAACGCCGTACATCGTAGCAAAGACCGGGTTTTTCCTCGCGGCGGTCATCATGCCTTATAGCGTCATCAACGATAAGTTCGTGTATCAGCTTTCAGAACTGGCCCAGCAATGCCGCCGGGCGTTGGAAGTTCAGAAGATGGCCCGCCCCACGGCGGACCCTGTGGACGAAACGCAATGCAGAATCAACGTGGACGAAAACACCGGGGAAATTATCGACTTCCCCGGAGAGAAAAAAGAGGGCTGACACTATGCGCGGGAACTATCCGCACGAAATCAGAGCAGACCGCGGGACGTGCGGAGGGTGCGAACATTTCGTTCGAGGGAAAAACGGGGATTACCCGTCGGCGGCGGGAACGTGTGCGGTTAAGCCGGGGCGGTGGACCTATTCGCAGAGAACGCCCGCTTGCAAAAAGCACTATAAAGAACGGAGGTCGAATAATGAAATTCACAGCATTCAACGCAACGTGTCCTTTCGAGATCGGGGACAAAATCAAGAGCAGACGGAGGGCAACGCCGGGAGAGGCGGAGGCGTTCAGACTTGACCCGGCGGCAGTTGTCGAAGAGGTCCACACGATCACAGACATTGTGTGCGAACACAGTGTGAAGAACGGGACCGTTACATTCCTGTATGAACTGGACGACAGCGGGAAGCTGGTTCACATCGTAGCGGCCCAGCGACACGAACGCCGGGAAGAGCCGAAACAAAGCAGAGGCGTGAAAATGATTTTTGAGGATGAAAGCGGCCAGCTTCCACCGGAATTCGTGAACTTTATTAGGCGGCGGTTCGAGTAACGCCGCGCCGGACCGAACAGAAAGTAGGCGACCACATGACGACCATAAAAATTTCCGCCTCTTGCCCCTATGAGATAGGCGACAAGATCGTGACGGGGCGGGAAATACACCCGCCGGAACTGGCGTTCAAATTCCCGGCGGCGGTCCGCACGATCACCGACATTGTGTGCCAGTACAGCGCGCAGACCGGGGAAGCCGTATTCCTGTATGAACTGGACGGGCGCGGCCCACTGGTGCGGCTGGAAGCGCCGCCGCGGAAGAAGAAACGGAAATAATCGCCCGCCGGAGCGGGGCAAATTCAGCAAGGAGGTTTGAACGGTGAAAACTATATCAATCATCAACCTAAAAGGCGGCGTGGCAAAGACGCTGACCGCCGACAACATGGCCCACGTCCTCGCAGTTTTCCACAAAAAGCGGGTTTTACTTGTGGATAACGACAAGCAGGGCAACACGTCAAAGGCATTCGGGGTCCATTCCTACGATGAAAAGAGCCTTTCCGACGTTCTGACCGCCCGGCGGATGGACGTTCGGGAGGTCATCAAAAAGACCCGGTTCGAGAATATCGACGTATTGCCCGCTAACATGACGCTGATTCGCGCCAACATGGAAGTTATGATGGACACCACCCGGCCCCAGCAAACGCGCCTGCGGGCCGCGCTGGACCCCGTAGCGGGGCAATATGACTTCTGCATTATCGACAATGCACCTGACATCAACATTTCCACAATAAACGCCCTTGTCGCCTCTGACGACGTGATTATTCCGATCAAAATTGACAAGTACGCTTTCGACGGGCTGGCAGAACTGAAAGAGCAGATCGAGGACACGCGGGACGACCTGAACCCGCGTTTGCGGCTGGCCGGGTGCCTGATTACCTGCTTTATCAGGGCAGACGCAGAGAAGCAGGGAGAAGCGTGGTTGCGGAGCCGCCCGGAATACCCTGTATTTGACACCCGCATTCGGTATTCAGAGAAAGTCACCGAAAGCACCTTTTCGGAAATGCCGATTGCAGAATATAGCCGCCGGAGTGGAACAGCTATGGACTATATCGCATTCGTGCGGGAATACCTGAACCGCGGGAAGGAATAAAACCGTCCGATTCGGACAGAAAGGGGCGCACATTATGGGAAGATTTAATTTGAACCAGATTTTGAACGACGCTTCACGGCAGGCGGCGGAGGGCGGCGGAAACACCCCGCCCCGCCCTGTTGAAAGCGAGACTAAGAAAATCAGCGTCTTTGACCTTGTGCCGTCAGAAGATAACTTCTATTCCATGCGGGAGATTGAAGAACTGAAAGCGGCAATCGAGATCGCCGGGAAGGTCCTGCAAAATCTAACCGTCGTCCCGCTCGAAAACGGGAAATACAAGGTCATTGCCGGGCACCGCCGCCGCCTCGCGTCGCTGTCCCTTGTGGAAGATGGGAAGCCGCAATATGAATTCGTCACCTGTTCCGTGGAGCCAAACGAAGAAGCGGCGGAAGATCAGGAAATCCGGGACGGCTTGAACCTGATTGTAACCAACTCCCAGCGGGAGAAAACGGCGTGGGACAAGATCGAGGAAGTGCGCTACTTGCGGGACGTGCTGGAAAAGGCAAAGACCCGTCCGCGGTTCGTGGCCGTCCTGCAAAGGATTGTCGCAACCGTGTTCGGAGACAGCGGGGTTCAGGCAGACGGGACCCGCGATTTTATCGCAAAAGTGCTTCACACAAGCCCGGCGCAGATCGGAAGATATGACACCATCATTCGCCACTTGTCCCCGGAGTTCAAAGAGGAATTGAAAGAGGACCGCATAAACCTTTCGACCGCCTATGAACTGGCAGGATTGCCGGAAGAAGAACAGCGTGCCGCATTCGATGACTACCGGAGAACTGGGGAAATCTCCATAAAGGCCGCAAGAGAGCGGAAGCCGCAAGCGACCCCACCCCCTCCCCCGCCGCAGGGCGAAGAGAAAAACACCCCGCCCGCCGAACCCGTCCGGGAGCGGGAGCAGACACCACCGCCCCCGGCGCATTGCATACCGTCCACGGTGAAGCCGCCGGAAATTGAGTGGGACAACCAGACGGAAGCAGAAATGCCCGGAGACGGCCAGCAGAGCGCACAGGACACGCCGGACACGCCCGCCGGGGAAGATAACCCGGAGGAACAGGAAGAACCGACAGAGGCCGCGCGTAGGCCAGCAGAGGCGGAAAGACAAGCACCGAAAGAAACGCGGTGCGTTGGGCGTGGCATTTGCCCTTTCTGCGGGGAATCTTTCGACGCGGGACAGGCCACCCGTTACAATACATTCGGCACACAGGCCGTCGGCCCTGTGCGTTGCCCCCATTGCGGAAAGACGCTGAAAATCTTGTGTTCGGTGGAATACATCTGCTACCCGGACGAAGAATGAGGGCGCGCCGATGGAACTTGAATACGAGATTACCACGGAGCAGGCAAACGCCGCCGCGCGGGTTTTAAGGGCCGCGGGGATAAAAACGGAAAAGCTGGCGGAAACCTTGCGGCAGGCCGCGGAAGTGCTTGCAATGGCGTTCGGCGTAGTTGCGGAAGCGTTCAACATTCTTTCCAACGCTTGGGAGCAGATAGAAGAAAGCGGCGTGCTTGACATCGTGGAAGAGCCGCGCGCCCGGCGGAGAAAGCAGAACCGGGCGCGGGCAAGGGTTATCGAACAGAAATACCGGGCGGAAATTCGGAGGGTGGAAAATGAACGCATTTACCGCCGAATATACAAGCCGCCCTGACAGCAAAGCGGAGGAAGCAAACGTGAACAGGGAAAAAGTTATTGTGATTCTGCATTATTACCGGGACGCAGACAAAGCAATCAAAATGAACGAGCGGGTTATAAAGAACCTCGAAGATCAGTATTATTCCACGCTGGGCGCTGTCAATTCCGACGGTATGCCGCACGGAAAAGGGACGACTTCAAACCCGGTTGAACGCGTTGTGCTGAATATACCCGGTTCGGTTACAAGGACCATTGACCGACTACGCCGGGAAAATGAGGAAACCGAACGCGTGAAAGCGGAGATCGCAGAAGAATTGAAGTGCCTGAACTATACGGAAAAGGCGCTGGTTTTGGGATTCTACATAAACGGCGAACAATGGGAACGCCTGTCAGCACGTGTCAATTATAGCCCGCGGCAATGTCGGAACATTCGGGCCGTTGCGCTGGACCGTCTGGCGAAGCGTTTTGCGGCGAATAAGACCATTTCACGTTACCGCTTCCCGGAAAAATAAGATTGCCACCCATTGCCCGTTTTTCGTGGTAAAATTGGTATTGTGGAAAATGAACACAACGATTCGGACGGGGTGCGGCGGCAAACCGCCCGGACGAAGGAAAACGGACCATGTTTTGAACATGGCCCGTTTTTTGCGCGCTTCCGCGGGGAGCCGGGAAGCGAAAAATGAAAAACAAACGAAGGAGGCCGCGGCGCATGGCACGCGAAAGAAGCCCGGAGCGGGACGAAGCGCGCCGGGTATGGCTTGAATCCGGCGGGACCATGACCGCCCGGCAGATTGCCGAAAAGGTGGGCGCGAAGCCCGAACAGGTGCGGAAATGGAAAAGCCTTGATGGTTGGCAAGCGGCCCTTGAAGCGCAGAAGCCGAAAAGGAAGCGAGGGGGCCAGCCGGGGAACAAGAACGCCGCGGGCGCTGGCGCGCCTATCGGGAACAAGAATGCTGAAACACACGGGGCATATTCGACGGTTCGGCTTTGCGATCTCCCGCCTAAACAGCGGGAATATATCGAGGGAATCACGCTGGACACTGAAACAAATATGCTTGCAGAATTGCAGTTGCTTATTGCAAAAGAAGCCGACCTGCAAAATAAAATCACGGCGCTTGAAAAGGGCGACCCGGACGCGCTGTATATTGACCGTGTTGTTGAAATGCGCACCCCAAAAGGAACAGCGCGGTTAGAGCAACAGCGGGAGAAGCTGGAAGCCCTGCAACGGGAAGAAGATACCCTGCTTTGGGATATGGACGGGACAGAGGGAAAGAAGCCAACCAGACAGCAGGAAAAGAAACTGGAACGCCTGCAACGTGAGATTGCCGCCTTGCAGGACACCACGGGCGACAAGGAACGCGAACTTGAACGCGAGGGCTACAACGTGACAATGCAGACCGTTATAAAAGCAAGCGTGTTCGACCGTGTTATGAAACTGGAAGCCGAACTAAACAAGATACACGGGCGAATCATTAAACTATTGGATTCGATCAAGGGCTATGAGATGGAGAGCCGCCGGGTTCGCCTCGAAGAGCGGAAATACAATCTTGCAAAGCAGAAACTTTCGGGGGCTTATGATATCGACCCTGACACGGGAGAGATCAACGACGAAGC